AAGATTTAGATAATGATGGAACTCCAGACGAAGATGAAAATCATGGAGAATTACCAGAAGATTTTAAAGGTGATCATAGTGATGCTTTAAAAGATGATGAATCCGAAGCAGCGGAAGCCGAAGAAGAAACACCTGAGCAAAGCGTTGAGGATGATATTGAGGATGCCGCGGCCGTAATTCCTTCGGATGAAGAAGCTAAGGAAGAAATAGAAGCAGATGGTGAAGCTAACGTTGACGATCAAGTTATGGATTCATTAGAATTACATGATGGCGAAGACGCAGCTAAAGAAGATATTGAACAAGCTGATAAAGAAGTCGGAGAAATAGGCGAAGGTGATGAAGAAGTAGAAAATCCAGATGAAGCAGAAGACGCTGAAGAAAATGGAAAAGAACTTATCGAAACTAAGGCCAAATAATTATAGATATTTTATAATTAAAGGAACTTATTATGGCTAAAAAACTAACAACTTTCGAGGTTCTGGAACGATTTAAAAAAGTTCACGGAGATAAATATGATTATTCAAAAGTTATTTATAAAGGCACTTCAACTAAAGTAGAAATAGTTTGCCCAAAACACGGAAGTTTTTGGCAATATCCTTACCAGCACTTTAATGGTGCTGGTTGTTATAATTGTATTATTATAGATCAAGAAAAAGTTTTAAAAAGATTTAAAAAAGTTCATGGGAATAAATATGATTATAGTAAAGTTAAATACTTAAATAATACAACTAAAGTAGAAATAATTTGTCCAGAGCATGGTTCCTTTTGGCAACGTCCTTACGCACATTGGAATGGTTCTGGTTGTAAAAATTGTAACAATGAAAAATTAAAGAAAAAAAATTATATTGCAAATTTTCAAAAAGTTCATTGTAATAAATATAATTATTCTAAAGTTAATTATATTAATTCCAATACTCCGATAGAATTGATATGTCCAAAACACGGAAGTTTTTTTATAATTCCATATAACCATATATCTGGTTCGGGTTGTCCACAATGTGCTCAAGAAAATTCTGAATCAAAAGGCGAAAAAAAAGTCCGAGAATTTCTCGAAGAGAATAATATATCTTATAAACAAGAAGTTAACCTCTTTAATAATTACCGATTTGATTTTTATCTAGAAGATTTAAATACGGTTATCGAATATGATGGTAAACAACATTTCGAGCCGGTTGAATATTTTGGTGGTTTAGAAGGATTAAAAAAGACCCAAGAACGAGATAAAATTAAAACGACTTATTGTCTAGAGAATAATATAAGGATAATTCGAATAGGATATTTCGAAAATATCGAAGAAGTTTTAAATGTATTAATTCATTAGAGAAGAAATTCTCTAATGATTTCCTGTGGATTTTAGCATGTTATATCTATACAATTTCTATATAGATGAATAGATAACTATACTCATCTTATATAGATATATTAAACAAAGAGATATTATAAATAAAAATAACATCAAGACAAAAAGGAATAATATGTCAAACTATAAATCAAACCCTGTAATACTTAATCGTTCTAAAATTAGCCCAACGGTTATTGCTATTTTGGATAAATTTAAAACGGATAAACATGCTTATCAATTACTTAAGGATGGTTATTTAAAATTAGCTAGTCATAAAGTGATGCAGGATAGTATGCAACATACTTCATTTTGTGATTATTTTCCAGTTTCTAAAAAACTTCCGGATTTATTATTAAAACTTTATGGAGTAAATGAAAGACAATTACAACATGAAATGGAACAATTTTCTTTAAAAGGTTCTATAGTATATACCAAATCTTATTACACTACTTTATGTATGGCTTATTTAATTGGATTAGATAACAATGATGAAGAACTTCGTCAATATGCTTTATTACTTATAAGTATTCTTATCTGGAATTATTATAAACTTAGATTCTTCCCAAATATATGTGATCCTAAAATTAGCCAATACGTAATGAATTATGAATTGCAAGGTAATCATTCTTTTAAAAGTGCCGGTAGCCCATTAAATTATATTATGAAAGTTACTTTACCTGCTCTAGAAAATAATTATCCAAAAGAGATTGCTAATGATCCTACTCATCATTACGCTGGTTTAAAGAGAGTTATTACTACCATTAGAAGTCGTTATAATCAACTATTTAAAAACCTGGCTACTAATTATTATAAAGCGGTTGAATCAGGTAAATCGGAATCAGTACATGAACTTCACAGTACTTCTTATGAAAACTCTGGTGAGATGATTGAAAAGAAAGAACACTTTAATAATATTATAGAAAGACTTTCCGATAAAATTATAAAAAATGGTTTATTAAAAACTAGAGTAATTGAGAAAAGTCCTATTAAAGATATGCTATATAAAAAATTCTTTTTGGGTAATCAGGTTATTCAAAAAATTGATCAGTACTTGGATGATGATAATAATAAAGAAGATTTAAAATACTATATTGAATTACTTTTAAATGGTCTTAAATTAAGAAATGAAGAAGAATTATGTGGTATGAATATGGAAGTCTTAGCTAATAGAATTACAAGTTCGAGAAAAGATGAGTACTTCGATAAACTTAAAAAATTTAATACTAGTATTGCTATTAATGTATTACATGTCCCAAACGAGGATACTAAACATATTAGTACACAAAATGAATATAGATACAGTAAGATAATGATTACTAGTATTCTAAGTTATATTAAATTTCTTAATTGTAAAAGCATTTAAAGGTTTGGAAAATAAACGGATAACTATTAATAGTTAACTATTAATACCACGTGGTATCAATAGTAGTATAGTTATCTATACAGATAACTATACATGGTTATACCATCGATAGTTAACTATAGATAAAAACACATGTAATTTAAAGGAAAAATTTTATGGAAAACGAAAAAAATGGAAAATTTATAGTAATTGAAGGTTTAGATGGTTCGGGGAAAGATACTCAGGCAGCTCTTTTACACCAAGCTTTACCAAATTCTTATTTAGGATATGCTCCAACAAGAGAAGGAAAACTTCAAGAAGTAATCAGAGAAGAATTAATTAACCCAAGTATGATTAAAGCAGATGAGGAATTATTTTTATCTTATTTAATGCATACTGATAGAATTTATCAAACTTGGAATACTAAAAATGGTATTTATAAAACAATATCCGAAGATAAGAAACATTATATAAGTGTTAGATATTCTTTAAGTTCTAAAGTATATAATTCTAAGCAAATGGATACTGGAGATTTATTAAAACCAAATCTTACGGTTTTTCTAGATATGAAGCCTATCCATAGTTTAAAAAGAATTCAGGAAAGAAATAAAAACGATCTTACAAATATAGAAAGATATGAAAACTTAGAGAAATTAACAGAAGTTCGTGAAAAGTATTTACACGAACTAGAAATAATGAAAGAATTTGGACATAATGTTTTAGTAGTCGACGCTACATTAGAAATAAATGAAATTCATAATTTAATTATGAATCATATTAATATTATTTTATAAGGTATCAAAATGGGTTATCAAAAAATGGAAGAAGAAATAGAATTACCATTAGATAAATTAGTCAAGAGTATTGAAGAGACTGAGGATTTATCTAAGCAAAGATTAACTAAAATAGGTTTAGTTGGTTTTGGAGTAGTTAATCAAGCCATTTATAAAAATGTAAAAAATACTTTAAAAAATTGTATCGAAATTTATTCTTTAGAAAATAAATACATAAATAATTTTGCAAAAACCTTAGATACCGATTTAAATATTATTACTATTAATACGGATTATTTTCCAGATAAAATAAATAAGGAAGATACGGTATCGGGTAAAAATAATTTTAAAAAATTTGGTAGTAAGAAATCGGTAAAGGGTTTAGTCGAATTATTTAAAGCTTATCATGATTTTAACTATAAAGGAATACTGATAATTAAAAGTACTGTACTTCCAAATCTTTTAGAAAAATATCTCTATAAAAAACATGGATTAAAATTAGATAATTTTAATTTAATTTTTTGGCCAGAATTTTTAAACGCCAGAACTGCAGAAAAAGATTTTAGTACCGAAATCCCATTATTCGGAGGAGATCCAATTCTTATTGAAAAAGCTGTTCAAGTATTAAATAAATTTTTAATTCACCGTATTCATTATTATAGTACTGGTACTTTTACAGAAGTTATGGAATACAAATATTTTAGAAATATGTTGCTTATGAATCATTTTGTGTTTTTAAATACTGTTCCAGATTTATTTGAAACGGATCTTAGAAGATTTAATCAGTATCAAAAAGAACATACATATGGTTTTAATACTTTTAGTATAGCGCGAGATGGAAAACTTGGTGTAGGTGGTGCATGTCTTCCAAAAGATTTGGATAATTTTATTCAAGCCCAATATAATTTAAAAGGTAAAAAATATTTAAAAAAAAATTATAAATTTTATGATGACTTAACTTCTTTAAATCATTTGGAAAATATATCTAGGTATAATAAAACGAAGAGGAAATAGCCTCTTCGTTTTCCTGTCGTTAAAATATAAGACTAATTAAAATAACTTAACAAAAATAATATATAAAATTAAAGGAATATTAATGGCATCAGAAGAAACATTTTTCAAAGACCAGATAACCGCCCATATAAAATCACAATTATCAGCGGATAAGGAAGATGGTGGTTCGGGTGTTGAAAATACCGAACTACTTAATTTTTTAACAAGTCTTACCAAAACGTTTGGTATAGATTATTCAACTTTCAGTCCATTTATAAGTGGTAATTATGCAGTTTTTATGCAACATGGTACTTGGTTTAAAGTGCTTCACGAATATGCTGTAAAAGATGATAGAATACCGCCGGCAGTAACTGGTTATATTAGTTTAATGGATAATAAAAAAACAGACATTCGTATAAACAATTATGAATTATATGGAAAAAAATTTACAAACTTATTAAAATTTAGCCAAACAATTACTGATATTTCTTTACCGGAACCAACCAAAGAATATATGGCAATTAGTACTAGACAAAAAAATTCTTTTATTAATACGAGAGATTATGTTGGATCAGATTTTAATATGAATTTTATAGATAATAAAGATTTGGGAATTTTTAAATACATGGAAGCTTGGAATAAAAGTATAGATTTAATACGGGAAGGTTTATTTTTCAGTTATTCTTCCGACGCTGCAGCGGATTACTTTGAGAATTTAATACAAGAAGATTATTTAATAGATAACCCATATTGTAATACTGTTTGGATAGCTCTTTTAGATTCTAAAGGAGTTGATCTTAGAGGAATTATAGCCTTGTTTGGAGTAATGCCGATGAACACTCAATTAAAAAATTTAATCGGTGATAGAGGCTCTCCGAAAGCAGTAACTTATAATCTAAACTTTAAATTTATGGATATGCAATATATGTTTATAGATGGATGGGATAAATTACAAAAAGTGTCAAATGGAGCTAATAATGAAACGACGCTAGGAAAGAAATTTTTTGACTTTTTAAACTATTCGAATACTTCGGATGATACATCCGCTTATACACAAAATTAATTAAAGGAATCGAATGCAATCAATAGAATTTACGCAAACCGAATTCAGAAATATAATACAGGATCAATTAAATATTACAAATCCTGTATTATTAAAATCAGGAGCTCTTGGAGTAATTGCGGATTATTTAGCTAATATTAAATACGATATGGCAAATTATTACAATACTTTATTTAGAGAAATGAATCCTAGTTTAGCTAGGGATTTTAACAGTATGTTATTTCATAGTAGTATTTATGATACTCAATTGCAATTCGCGGAACCACCAAAATTTAATATTAGTATTATTGTTCCAGAAATAACAATAGCAAATGTTAAAAATATGATATATAATATACCAGAAAATTTTGAGTTCGTTGATGAAAATAATGTTAATTTTATGATAATGGATAGAATAGAAATTATACAAAGTACTTCTCAAGTAACTGCTTACAAATATACAAAAACAACTAAAGTACAATTATTGGTAACTATCGCTCCAGACCCATTATCTCCTGGACAAAATATATTTTTAATTCATTATGATAATGTATTACAATTAAAAAGAAACTGGAAAAAAGTAATAGTCCCTTATTATCCAATAGGAGATACATTTAAATTTAATACGAATGTAAGTACTTATAAAAATATTAGAAGTATCCGAACTTGGTATAATCCAAATACAGAAGATAAAATTCAAATGGATTTATTAGAAAAATACGATCCAGATGAAGTAAGTACAGCTTTTGGTATGGATGAATTCTCAAATAAATTTTTTAAATTTAAAAGTAATAGATTAAGTCTTGATTTATTTATGAATATTTTTGATAATAGTGTTTCTTTTGAAACTGGCGATGGAAGAATTGGTAGATATTTAAATACAAATGATGAAATTATTATTTGTGTGGATGAAACGCTTGGCGAAGAAGGGAATTTTAATAATCTTTCTTTTATGCTTAATGATGTTGAAACTACTATTATAAATGAGAATGGTTTAACTGATCTTACTAAATATTCATTGAATGGTATTAGTATTGATGGTGGTAAAGATGGTAAAAATATTCAAAATTCCGATGAGATAAAACAAGATATTTTTAATAAAATATCGTATAGAAAAAGTTTAACATCTGTAAATGATTTCGAAATATATTTTGAAAATAATGGTATACGTCCATTTATAGATAATAAATTTTTAAATGGTCAAAATTTTGTATTCGTATATAATACTTTAGAAACTATGATACAAAATAATAGTGTAGTAATTGATTCATATTCTCAAAATATAGAAGAATCTATTATTGCTACCAATCCATTTTATCCAAAAATTAATATAAATGGTAAAGAATTAGTGAGTCCATTTTACTATAAATTTTTAAATAGTAATGAAACAGAAATGTATATAGTTAATCCAAAAATATATATTGAATTAGTACCCGATGTTTTAAATACCGTTGATACAGATATAGTATTTTCTTTAAATTATGATTTTAATACTAATAAAAGTTATTTTATAATTGACCAAGGTGCTTCGAATGATTTAAAATATAATTTTACTTTTGATAATTTTGCTTTTACTTTAGATTATGCTAATAATTTTACTTGGGAAGTAAACTCATTGTTTACAGACGATTATTGTATTTTAAAAGAACCAAATTATGAAATTAAATTAGAAGTACAGGATAGTAATAATAATGTTTTAAATAAATTTTATAATAATGATGATCTTTATCAATTAATTCCCAAACAAGTAGCTTTTAAATACTATCAAAAAAATTCTGAAAATTATATTCCAGAAATAGTTGATTTATCTGATATATCTTTAGGATATTTAGATAATGAATTAAGAAATATTTTGGCAGAAGCTTCCGAAGTACTATACCCTTACTCAAATGACGAAACAGGTATTTTATTAAAATTACCATTTGTAGATACAGTATTTAGTACTTTGGAATTTCAGACACAATATAACTTATTAAACGATTTCTTTAAAGTTCAAGAAATAACTAACTTGGTTAATTTTAATACTAGAATTTTTCAATGTTTTTATAATACTTTGGTACTTGATCCAAAATATAATATTTCAGTATACAAGAAAAATAATAATATCGATATGAGTCTTAATAAAAAAATTACATTAAATATTTATATAGATAAAAATTATTTTGATATAAGTACTACTTTTAAAACATTAACCGAATTAAATTTAAGTTTGGAAATAGATGTTATAAACTTTTTTAAATCCAAGCGAGGATTTCAAATGAGATATTTTGAATCAGAATTAGAAAATCTCATTTATTCAAAATATAATATTGATTCGGATTATCCATATATTAAAAATATAGAAGTACTTGAACCATCTGTATTTATAATAAACGATTCGGATACTATTTATTATAATATTAAAGAACAATTGACTTTTGAAGATTTATTAAATTTCTGTCCACCATTTTTTCAATTTGATTTACAAAATATTAATATAAATATAACATTTTAAACAAAAGAATAATTAAAATTAAGGCGATTATATGGCTAAAAATAAAATAGTTCAGAGTTTATGGGTTGATGAATTAACCAACCTATGTTATAAAACCATAGCTTACTGCGAGGGATCTCATGCAGGTGGTATCGGAACAATCGTCACAAATAATGGTTCAACCACTATTAAAAAATATAATAATGGAAAATCAGATACTTTGGTTGAAATTGGTGTTGGATCAGACGATAGTAATAGAAAAAATGGTTTAGAAATTTACGAGAATGGAAGAATTCTTACCTCATAGTTAAATAATTTCGAAGATATCAACTCATTAATAAATATAGATTTTTTATTAAGTGAGAATTTTGGAAAATTATTTCCAACGACAGAACCTAACGAACCAAATAAAGTTTGGAACGATAATGGGTTTTTAAAAATAAGCTAAATAAAATAAAGGATTAATATGGCTACTCTTACAGACAAACAATGCGATGAATTTTGTAACTTGATAACGGAAAATACATTATCTTGTCCAGATGATTGTATTACTTCAGTAAACAATGCTCAAACTAAAATAGCATTTTTAGAAAATGAAACGCAAAATCAAAGTTTTCTTTTACAAGAAACAGGAACTAAATTTGATAATACTATTACAAATATTCAAAATAGTATTAATATTATTAATAAAGCATTAATTGAAAATGATCAAAATGATTTAAGAACAGTAATTGAAAATGATAGAAAACTAGCAGATAGTAATTTACAATTAATTGATTCTAAAATTGAAAACGTAAATACTGATTTACAGGAACAGCTTAATAAAAAAGCTAGTATTGTTTCGGTAGAAACGAATCTCAGTAATGTAAAAACAGCTTCTGAAATAAAAATTAATAGTTCTTATACTCAATTAATGAATGTTATTAATGATATAAAAGCTGATTTAATGCTTCATGAAACTAAATTATCTTATTTAGTAATCAATAAAGCAGATTTAGAAACTAAATTAAATATCATATCTGAAATTACTAATCTTGGAACCGATGAAAATTTAAATCTTATTAATGCTTTAAGTATTGAGAATAAAAATACGGCGGAAGAAATTACTACTCTTAGCAATTACTTCGCTAAACTTAAAGTAAATATCGATATTACTTTAGAAGGTATTAATACATTAATTAAAGCAAATGAAGAAAAAATAATTAATGAATTAACCGAACGTAAATTAGATGTTAAAATATTAACTGAAGATTTAACCAAAATTGAGACAAAAGTTGACGAAACTTTACAAGGTCTTAGAACGGATTTAGATGATTTTATTTCTATTTTTAATATTAAAGAACAAGAAATAAATAGTAAATTTGCAGACGTAATTAAATTAATTAATGATAATTATACTAAAACCTTTAATATGGTTGAAACCGAATCTAAGAATCGTATTAACAGCGACAATGCATTAGAAATTAAAATAAATAATTTTGTAAATCAATTTTCAAAAGATTTGCAAGCTATTGATTATTCTAAAAACTTTTCTGATTTAAATGATCGTATTGATGCGGCAATTCTAACATTAGAAGAAAATAATATTAAAAATATTAAATCATTTGCTGATATTTATGGACAGATTACTAAAAATAGTACTAAGATGGATAATCTTAAAAATGATCTACTTGCGAGAATTGATAACGCGGTTCAAGCAAATAAAGAAAATTATGATAATTTAATTGTTAATTTTGATGAACGTACTACTACAATGAATGATAAATTATATACAGTTAATGTTAATTTATCCCAATTAGAAACTCGTATTATTAATTTAGAATCTGAATTAAATGATAGTGGATGCACCACTTTAACTACGGAAGCAATTGCGGATCAACTAAAGACAGTTCAAAATAGTATAGTTTCAAATATGAACGCTATTAATAATTTAAATTCTCTTATGTTGGATAATAAAGCCTTGGTACTTAAAGATGTTAATGATAAAAATTTAATTATTACTAACCAAGTTCAAGACGCTATTAATACTGCTAATTCTGCTTTAACTTTAAGCGAAATTGGAATCGATAATGTTCGGGGTTATGTAAATAGACTTGAAGCGGAAATTTTAGATATAACCGCTGGAGTAAATATAGCAGAAATTAATTTAGAATCATTAAATAATAAAATTTTAGAAAATTTTAATACTCTTGAATCAGAATTAAATGCTATTAATACCAAATTAGTAGTTGGATGTAATTTATTGGATTTAAGAGTAACGGTTCTTGAAACTGGTTACAAAGAAGTTAAAAACACGATTGCTTTAAATGATCAAAATATAAGAACTATAGTAGATAATCTTAATAAAGATTTTTTAGCTGGATTACAAGTTAAAGAAGATAAAATTAATTTAGTAGAAAATAAAGTAGATACTAATTATGGTTTAATAGTTGATAACGCTTTAAAAGCTGCTAACGGGTTAAAAATTTTGGCAGAAGATTTAAAAGCAAAAGATAATGAATTTCAAGCCAATATGGATATTACTTTTAATACTCTTACTCAAGATATTAACGCAAATACTACTTTAATTAATACAGTTAAAGATACTTTTGATACTGTACAACAAGAACTTAATACTAGTATTAATGAAGAATATGAAGCTCGTTCTCTAGCTATTAAAAATTTAGATGATAAATTAGTGCAAGAAATTGATACTCGGATTGCTCAAGCACAAGATCTTCAAAATCAAATTACCATTCAAACTGATAAGTTATCATCAGTTCTTGATGGAAGTACAGAAGCTTTTGATTCATTAAAAGAAATTCTTGACTATGTAAATCAACTTTCTGGTGAAAAAGAAAATATGTTTACAGGTCTTATTCAAGATATTAAAGATTTCAAAGAAGATATTTTAGAAGCCATTAATAAAGAAACTGAATTTAGATTAGAAGCCGATGATTTACTTAATGAAAGTATTCAAAATGAAAGTTTATTACGAATTGAAAGTATTGAAAAGGTAACTGCTTTAATTACTCAAGAAGTTAAAGATAGATTAAATGCTATTCAAGAAGTTAATACTGCTATAGAGAATCAAAAAATTATTTTTAACGATTTACTAAAAATTCAAGAAAATAGAATAGATACTTTATCTCAAACAGTTCAAGATAATCTAGATCATGTTATAGAATTAATTGATAATACTAATTTAAAAATCGATACTAAAGCAAATGAATTATTAAATCTTATTGCTGAATCTAAAGCAGAACTTCAGATTAATATTGATAATACTATGGATTATGTAAAAGATTTTGAAAATACTAATGCTTCGGAACACGATACAATGGTACAAGATATATCTGATATTAATAAACTTATAGATTTATTTTTTGGTAATTATTCAAAAGATAATAATAACTTAAATATTATTTATTCTAAAATTCAAGATGGCGACAATGAATTAAGTCAAAAAATTACAGATAGTATTATCAAAGCCGAAAATGACAATAATACATTAGCAAGCACTATTAAAATTACTACCGATGAATTAAGTCAAAGACTTAATAATAATATTAGTAATTTAGAAACTGAAACTCAGAATAGAATTTCCCAAGATAAAATTCTAGATGGAAAAATTACGGATAATACAAATACTATCCAACAATTAGATTCCGATGTAAATGCTAGAATCGATTCTGAAATAGTTGATAGAGAAAATGGGGATGCTCTTTTAAATAATAAATTAATTAATGAAATTAATACTAGAACTACTCAAGTAAATAATTTACAAAATGAACTAAATGATTTGGAAGATTCGGTTCAAACAACTAAAGATAATTTTACTAAAACTATCAGTGATCTTAGTACAAAACAAGAAGATGATTATAGAAGTAATCTTACCCTTATTACGAATGAAACTACGGATAGAAAAGCTCAGGATAGTATTTTAGAAACTATTATTAATGACGAAATTAACAGATCGGTTACTAAGGACATTGAATTAGAAGCACTTGCTAATAAAAACGCAAATGATATTTCTAAAATTATGGCTGATTCAGATGCAAGTTTAGATTCATTTAAAGAAGTAAAAGATGCAATGATTCAAACGGATACTAAATTTACAACTAGAATTAATGCAGCTGAAGCAACTTTTAAAGAAGCAGATACTAATTTAGATCTTAAAATTAATAAAGAAATTTCTGATAGAATTGCAGATACAGATGGTATTAAAACTATTCTTAATCAAGAAATTCAAGATCGCACGAATTCGGTTAATGATTTAGCTAAAGTGGTTTCGGACAATGAAATTAGGCAAAATACTTGGAATACCAATACTACAAATACGCTCAATACAGAAATTCAAACTCGTATTAATGATGTTAAAGATATAAGAACATCGTTAAGCCAAGAAACTAGTACTAGAGCAACAGCAGTTCAAGATCTAAGAAATTCTCTTAATAAAGAAAGTAATGAAAGATTACAAGCCGACGGCGATTTAAGCGAAAGAATTACTACCAATTATAATATGACCGTAAACTTTACTAAAGATTTAGATACTGAAAGAACCGAAAGAACTTCAGAAGATGCTAAACTCCAGGTACAAGTAGATTCTTTAACTCAAACAGTTAATGGTATTTTTGATGGTAGTACAGACGATTTAAATTCTTTTAGAGAAATAGTCGATTTAATTAATAGTACTGATTTTAGCAATGATGCAAATTTACTTAATTTTAGCAAAACGGTATATGATAATATCGATGAGTTACATACCTTAATTAGCAATGAAATGAATGCTAGAGCTGGAGAAGATAATCTTATTCGTATCCAATTAAATAACGAAATTCGCAAAAGAATTGCTGACTTTAAAGGATTAGTACAGGATTTCGAAGCTAATAAAGTAGAAGTTGCTCAAGAAAATTCTAATTTTAAAGAAGTGGTTATTGATACAATTAACGATAACAATGCACAAACTGATTTAATTATTAAATCACTTAACGATGATTTTGTTAATATTAGAGCTCTAATAGAAGCAGTTAATACAGATTTACTTACTGAAGTAAAAGATAGAAAATATTATATTAATAGTCTTAGAACTGATTTCGATGCTATTATGGTTTCAGTTGAAGAAAAGTATGCAATCTGCGATAAAAATATCCAGGAAGCTATTTATAAAATAGAAACTGATAATAAAGATTCAGAAGTATTCGTACAGAATGAATTAACGGATCAAAATGCTAAAATAGATAATATTAATTTAAGAATTGATGATACTGGTACAAAAATTAATAATACTATCAATGAAGTAAAAACTTTAGTTAATCAAGAAGCTGTCTATAGACAAGTACAAGATGAAAAATTACAAAATAATATCGATTTATTAGAAACTAAGGTTGATAATAATGACGGTACTACAAATACTAGAATTGATAATTTAAGTTCTAGAGTTGAAAGTATATTAGATGGTTCTTTAGTAGATACGGAGGAATTTCAAAAAATAGTGGATGTTCTAAATAGTATTGATCCAAATACAGATATTATTAGAAATATTAAAGATGATATTAATTTTAAAATTGCCAATGTTAACGCGGATATGGATCTTAATAAAGATTATATTGAAGAAGAAATTTTAAATATTAAACAAGAAGCACTTGGTTTAATTACTTCAATGACTGAAGATTATACTAATAAATTTAACACTCTTAAAAATGATTTATTAGCAAGTATTCAAAATTCTGAATTTAATACAAATTTAGAAATAGATACTTTAACTTCTAAATTAGAGAATGAATTAACCGCTAGACAGGGCTTTTATGATAGTATTAAAAATTATATAGATACTTCATTACAAAGTGAGAAAACATTTAGAGTTACAGAAGATAATAATTTAAATCTTAAATTAATTAGAGAAACTGAAGCTCGTCAAAATGATATTCTTGATTTAAGAAAAGAACTTCAAGGTAATATTGATTTAAATGCTAGTGCAACTTTAGATAAAATTCTAACTTTAAACAACGCTTTAAATAAAGAAATTACCAATAGAACATTCATAACCGATTCGATGTTAAATACTATTAATACATTTATTAATACTAATACTAACGAAATTAATACATTTACTAAAAATATTAATGATCGTGTAAATGCATTTCAAGAAATTCTTGGAGATGGCGTAACAGATTATGATAATTTAAGTGTAGCTGTTCAAGCATCATTAAATAAATTACTAGAAATTCAACAAGATGTTTATGATGAAATTAAAAATGATATCGAAAATGGAAATATTACGGGAATTTCTTATACAGGTACGGATGGCGATGGATTAAGTCTCGACGCATTTGATACTCAAAGTTTATTAAATACTATTGATTCAAGAATTAGCACAGTGGTACTTCAAGAATCTAATAGAGCTCAGACAAAAGAACTTGATCTAGAAGCTAAAATTATTCAAGTGCGTTCCGATACCGATTTAAGTATTGATGAAAATACCAAATTAGTAAAAGATATTACTAATGATATTATTGATATGGTCAATACTAAAATTGGAGACTTTAAAAATATAGTAGATACATTGGATCTTAATTTAAAAGATACTAATTATCAATTATCCAAAGAAGTTGAAACGCGTACCGTAGAATACACTAAACTTGAATCTAGCATAATAACGAATGCAAATGATATTGATAATACTACCTCAAAATTGAACGAATTGATTATTACTAGTAATAATCAGACGGCTGATATTTTAGCAAGTACTACAGAAATAGTTAATGATAAAACAAGTACTTTAGAACAAGAATTTGCTAATTTAAGTAAAGACTTAACAGATAAATCTGTAATTATCGATACTAAAGTTCAAGATTTCCAAAATATATTATTATCTCTTAATAACGATGAAGCGAATCTTCAAACTCAAGTTCAAGATTTAAGATCAATAGTGGAAGATATTCTAAAAGATAGTTCGGTAGATTTAAATTCAGTTGAAGAAGTTGTAGCTTATATTAACCAAGTGGATAGCGACTTATTAAAAGTTCAAAATAACATTATTAAAGGTACTGGATTAACAGATCTTGGCGAATTTGTAACAATGATTAATTCCCATTACCTAAGTACAAACGAAAGTGTTTATAGTTGTTTAGATAGATTAGACGAAGTTATATATGCTAATAACGAAGATAGAATTAAAGATATTGAAAAATTAACTAATGATTTAAATATTGAAATTCAAAAAAGAATCGGCGATGTTAAGGCATTAAATCTTAAAATAGATACCGTTCAAAAATTGCTTCAAGATCAAATTAGTTCTAATAGAGCGGATATTGATGTAAATACCAAAGATATTAAAGATTTAAATGAAAATTTAAATAACGAAATTCAAGATAGAATTCTCAATGATAATCAAATGCGGGTAAGTATTGGATTAGAAGATAATAATGAATTAATTATCGATGGTAGTAATTATATTGATCAAATGTCTGTTAAAAATAGTTTAATAACTTTAGATACGGTTGTATTCGACAATACTAGAAATCTTCAAGATCAAATTGGAGATTTAGATGATTTAGATACAGAAAATAAAGATGATTTAGTACAAGCAATTAATGAAACTTTATATAAAGCGACTCATCCAAAATTTGGAAGCGCGGATGCATTTGACGATGCATTTATTTTACAAAATTTATAAGGATAGACGATGGCAGATACAACTACAACAACTACAACGACTACAACAGATGATCCAGTAGATCAAATAGATTTAATGGTAAAGGAAGATGAAAATGTTCTCAGAAGTATTATTACTAATACTTCTGAAGAAGATATTTTATATACGGACGATGTACCAAACGATAAACTTCTTCCATTCATTGGATCAAAAGTAGGAAAATTATATAAAGATTTAATGATGAAAATAAACATTATTAAAATGGATATTTATAGTTTCCATGTGGATTTTCAAGATTTTCTTAAACGAGATACTGAATATAAAGACGCTAATGATTTGGATAAACTAAATATAAAGGCTGATATTACCAATTTTAAAAACTATATTGGTACTATAGAAGATTTTAAAAATAATCTAAAATAAAGGAAATTATATGTCATTATTAGAAGAATTGGCAGTAGAAACTTCAAGACATACTGAAGTAAAAGTTAACGAGGTTTTGGTTTCGGTTGAAAAAGATGTACAGATAATTGAACAAAAAATAGTTGATGTAAAAACAGAGACCTTAGATAAAATTGACTTAAAATTTGAAAATGCAGTAGAAGAATTTGTCACATTGATAAAATACGCAAAAGATTTAGCAGATCTTAACAATAAAATTGATTCCAATTACGGAACATTGGATGAAAAGAAAATTGATAAAATAGAATCCACGGAAAATTTAAAAAAAGTTCGACAGGAACTTTTAACGGTTACCGATGAATTAGATGATAGAAAAATAGATAAAATTTTGGCTCAAAAACTCATAGATGATTTAAATGCTGCTTTAATCGATGTTATTAATACGTTAAGAATTTCATTACAGGATCAATTAGATACTTTAAAACTTACTAAAGCGGATAAAGATACCGTTCAGATCGAATTGACAGATATTAAAGAATTGATTTCTAAGGAAGGTTCTCGTGCTACAGATGCCGAAAATACTTTAACTGATAATTTAAATACTGAAATTCAAAGAGCTAAAAATCAAGAAAATATTCTAAATACTAATATTAAAAATGAAACTTCAAGAGCTATAGAGGCAGAATTAAATATTACTAATAATTTAAATGCCGAAATTTCCAGGGCTAAAACTAAAGAACAAAATCTTCAGGATCAAATTACTGAAAATGATAATTGTATTCATTCTGATTTAAACGATGAGATTTCTAGAGCTAAAGCAGTTGAGGCGGATCTTCAAGATCAAATTGATGAAAATAACAATACTTTAACATTTAATCTTAAACAAGAAGAACAAGCAAGAATTGCTGGTGATATTGCTTTAGAAAATGATTTAAGAATTCAGACTGAAAGAATCGATAATATGTTGGCTTTAAGTACAACGGATAAAGATTCATTTAAAGAAATAGTTGATTTTATAGAAGCGGTTGATTTGGAAAATGATAACGCATTTGCTGGATATGTCGTTAGTAATAATAAAGTTATTCAAGAATTAGATAATAAAATAGATAATGAAATTATTCGAGCAGGTACGTCGGAAGATGTTATTCAAAATCAATTGAATATTGAAACAACTAGAGCTTCTAAAAGGGAAAAGGAAATTGCTTTAGATTTAGAAGATGAAACAGTTCGAGCTAAAACATCAGAAGAAGCTTTAGATAATAAAATCGAAGACGAAACCAATAGAGCTTTAGAATCGGAAAGATATCTTCAAGAACAGATTGACGATTGCGATAGTAAACATAAATCAAATTATTTAAAATTAGATGATAAAATAGATAATGAAATAATTAGAGCAACTGATGCAGAAAATACTATTCAAAATGAAATTAATATTGAAGTAGTTAGAGCTTCTAAAAGCGAAAAAGAAATAGCTGAAAATTTAGATAATGAAATTCAAAGAGCTAAATCGGAAGAATTAAAATTATCGGATAATTTAGATAATGAAATCGATAGAGCTAAAATTAAAGAAGATTATTTAAATAGTTTAATTTCACAAGAAAATATTAGAGCTACAAAAGAAGAAAATTATATTAACTCTCGATTAGATAATGAAATTTCTAGGGCTAAATCGGTAGAGGCTGATCTTCAAGAACAGATTGATGAATTAGAAGAAGACTGTGTTAAGAAAAGTGATATTTTAGATACTAAAATAGATAATGAAATTCTTACAGCTAGAACCAATGAAAATTCTCTAAAAACTGATATTATTAATGAAAACGCGCGTGCTGAAAAATCAGAATCCGAATTAAATACTAAAATTGAAAACGAAACTTCTAGAGCTATTTTAGAAGAACAACGTTTACAAACAACAATTGATGAAAAATATAGAGTTTATGATGCGACGGTGGATAAAATTAATTCTTTACTTTCCATCGAAAGTTCTCGTATTGATTCTATCTTAACCGCCAGTACCACAGATACCGAAACTTTTGCGGAAATAGTAAATTTGGTTAATAGTATTGATTTAGAATCTGATGATCGATTACCTGCAATAATTGCAGAAATTAATAATAAAATAAAAGCAGTTGATGAAAAAGTAATTCTCGAAACCGCTAGAGCTTCTAAAGAAGAAATTGCTATAAAAAATGAAAATAATGAAAAAGTTCTTGAAATAAGCGAAAGTGTTTCTACAATAGATACTAAAGTAGAAAATGAAACTACCAGATCAAAAACAGTAGAACAATTATTAGAAAATACTTTAAATGATCATACTGTAAAATTAGAAAAATTCGAAACCGATTTAAAAAATCTAGATATAAAATTTGAAAATAATTTAAATTCTTTAGATAAAGATTTAAATGATAAAGTAACGGAAATACAAAATAATTTAGAAGTTAATGAAAATACATTTAAAACTCTTTTTAACGACGAAGTAAAAAATATTAATGAAGCTGAAGCTAAAATAAAAGCAGATTATGAATATAAATTTACGGAAACCGATAAAAAACAAATTGATTTGGAAACTAGATTAGCTAGTACCGAAACCAAATTAAATACAACCGAAGAAGTTTTAAATAATAATACAGGAGTATTATTAGAAAAAATAAATACAACGGAAAGTAAAACTTTAGAAACAGATGAAAAACTAAACGAACTTAACGAAAAAATTAATATTTTGGAAAATATTGATTTGGATAGTAAAATAGAAAAATCAGAAACGGTTGCAGAATTAAAGAATTCGTTAACTCTATTAAATAATGATTTTTCGCAAATAAATGATAAAATTACATATTACGATCGTTTTCTAAATGATGATTCTGATGATAACGAAGGAATGACTGAAGAAGAATTAGAACAATTTAACCAAGCTCTTTTAGATATTGAAAATATTAATAAAGAACTTGATGAAATAAATTCTAGTTTAAATAGTTTATCTTCTAAAATGGAAGATATCCAAATTCCAGAAGCATACGACGATACAGAAGTACATTCCTTAATTGCTAAAGAAGAAGAACGAGCTATCAATAAAGAAAGTGAATTAGAAAACAAAATAGTAATTGTAAAAAATCAAATAGAAGATATTATAAATGGTAGTACGATGGATTTAGATTCGTTTGCTAAAGTTATCAATTATATTAATTCTATAGATATTGAAAATAAAGATATTGGTGATTTAATTACAGCTAATGAAAGTAGACTAAGTAATTTAGAAACTAAAACCGAAGAACTTAATCAAGTATTATCAGATTTAATTTCAATTAAAGAAACTTTAGTAAGTACCGAAGAAGCTAATTCAAAATTAAAAAGCGAATTAGAATTAACTAATAAAACTATAGAAGAATTAAAAATTAGCTCAGATACTAATAATAATATCGTTAATGAAGAAATTACTAAATTAATTACCGATACGGCTGCTTTAGAAATAAAATTAAATGATTTAACTTCGGAAGCTTTAAAAAATTTGGATATTGTTAATTACGATGATACAGAATTAATTGCTAAAATAAAGAATGAAGAAAAAAGAGCAGTAGATGCAGAAAATCTTTTAGCCAATAAAATTGATAATGAAATTAAAAGAAGTGCTTCTAAAGAAGCAGAACTAGAAAATAACATTAATGATGTTTTAGAAGGTAGAAAAATAGTTTCTAAATCTTTAGATACGAATACTTTAAATGGTAAAGAAATTACCGATTTAGTATTAAAATCGGAATATGTTGGATTAGCCGAAGATGGTAAAGCGTTAAATGTTTCTGGAAATATATTAACTCTTACTAATAGCAATGGTTTTATTGAATCGGTCGAATTGCCTAGCACATCATCCGAAACGGTTTCTATTTTACCAGAACCAAGAACTGAATTAAATTCTCTTAGAAGTTCTCAATATTTAATGGTTTCTGTTACAGATTGGCAGGTTATGAAAACAATTACTTTAGATGCTGGAGTTTATAATTTTAATATAAGTACTGAAAATTATATTGATAATATAAAAGCTAATTATACAGATATTGATGAATTTATTGGTCAGGCTTTAGTACTTCCACAAGGGGATTTCGATTCTTATGGTAGTTTAACACCAAGTACTTATTTAGACGATACTTATAAATCTAAAGATACCAATATGTTTAATCTTATGGATTGTACTCAAGGTAATTATAACAATGCGAGTGGACAAATCGTTTTAAAAGAACGCCAAGAAGTTAGAATTATGTTAAGAAGTTTAGTTTATTCTGAGGTTACCTTTTTACTTAAAGCTCAACTTTATAAAATACATTAAAGGAAATAAAAATGAGAATTAAAATGCAAACTTTTAAAAAATTACTCCCAGATGCGGGAGTAATTAAATATGACGTGAATACTAAAGAGGTAGAAGCAGATGGAAAAATAGTACGTTTTGACGGAGTTGATTTAGAAAAAGAATTTTTTAAAACCGAAGAAGAATTAAAATTATTAGCGGAGCAAGAAGCTTCTGAAATAGAATAAGGATTTAAATATGGAGAATTATAACGAAATATTTAAAGAATTAAAAAATTATTTTAATAATAAAACTATTTCTTTTAAAAAAGAAATAACTAAAAAAATTGATTTTATATCTAAAGATAATAAATATTTTCAAGATAATTTAGATAAAAAAATCCAAGAAGAAATAGATAATTTAAAAAAATTTATGGAAATTGAAAAAGTTACCATAGAAAATCTAATTGAAGAAAATACCAACTTAAGATTAGAATTAGAACTTTTAAAAACTTCGTTAACTGAAAATAAAGAAATAATTAAAAAAGAAATTCTAGATTCTTTGGTTCAAGATATTTCTTTTATAGATAAGATTACTGAAAAAACAATTGAAAAACTAGGAGTATAATATGAATCAAAATATCAAAAGCACTTGTAATAATATGAATTTATTGAAACTTTATAAAATTTATCCAAAAGTAGATAATTTCAATTATAACAGATATCAATTTTATATTTATATTTATTTAGATCCTTTTAAAAAATTGAACAAAGCTTTTGATATTAAGGCTCCAGATGGTAAAAGATATTGTAGTGCTTACGAACCTATTTACGTTGGCAAAGCTTCTAGAGGTGCGGGTTATAGACATAACCAACACATACAATCTTACTTAAAAAATAAAGAACATAATGTTTTAAAAGTTGAAAAATTTAAAGAAATAGAAAAAAATATGGAAATAGCGAAAAAGAATAATGAGTTAGGAGTTCCACATGATTGGAAAGAATATCAATTAAACTGGATCGTTATCCATCAGGTCTTTGCTGACGCTAAAGAACTTTTAGATTATGAGGTTGGTCTTATTCAATCCATAGGAACAAAGTACCGTAGAAAGGGTCCATTAGTCAATAAAATAGAAAATTAATAATTTTGGAATTCCGGAAATTCCGGAATTCCTCTCCTGTCGGTAAAAATAGGTAAATATCTAACATACGACACTTAGTTAACTATTCATAGTATGTGGTATCTTTAGTTGATAGTATGTATAGTAGTATAGCTATCTATATATCAACTAAAGATGGTTATACCATTGATAGTTTACTATAGATAGTTATCGCGTTTTTAAATAAAAAAATAAAATAAATTGTCGGAAGAAATAATAGTATTATCTATACTATTATTTCTATTCATGTCGTTAATTTATGAGCATCCCGAATATTGCTGAAAGTGACATATCCGTAACCATGATACAACAGTGTGCTTTTCTTTGGCTCCCATATCTTTTAACATTTCTAAAGCTTCTGGAACTTCCTCTTCTTTTAAAATTAACGCTTACCAAACGATTACTATACTTTTTCACCTTTTGGTAAAAGTGATCTACCACTTTCGTTACTCATTATATGCTCCTAATAATAAATCAGTTTTGGAAAAGATTTTTTTCTTTTCTAATTTCGCCGCAACTTTTTTAGCTTTGAATTTTCTATGAACTTCCGCCGCTAAGAAAGTACTCGCTGCTACATTAGCTTTTTCAATTTGATTTTCTAATTTTTTTAATTCCTTTAGATAATCTCTCTCCTTATTCGCATTAGCAATTCTTTCAGTTTTTAATTGATCACGAAGTTTTTTATTTTCTTCAATTAATTCCTGAACTTCATCGAGTGCTTGTTCTTTAGACTCAATCAACTCTATTAATACCTCAAATGCTACTAAGGCTGGTTCCCCAACCTTATACCCTTTGGCTATTCTCATAGCTTCAATTTTCTCTCTAGTATATACCATAATTCATCCTTTTTACCAAATTTTTAAAACACCTTCGAACGTTCTAAAAATTTTAAAAGCATCCTCTTCATTATAGACAGCAGTTACTTTAATACCGTATTGTTTTCTTTTGGATTTACCAATATCAAAAATTTCGACTTGTACTATTAACTTATCTTCCGGCATTTGGATAATTACTATTTTTTTTCCATTTTTATCTAAATTAGCTTTATCCATATCAATCATAATACGTCCAGTCAGACTTCCTGGATTTGCGATATCAACACCAATTCTGAAAAATTTTGGATCTACGAATACATATAAGATTAAATCTTTTCCTAAGAATAATCTTCTTTTTAATGGACTTGAGTTTACAACTTCTTGAGCCTTATTTACAAATACGCCTTGTAATAATTCCGGTTCCATTAAGGTAGAACCTTTTAAATTAGCCAACTCTACAGAATATTTAATCGTTCCGTGATGTGGTTTAGGAATAAAGAACGTTCCTAATTTTTCATTACCATTTTTAAATTGGTCCATTGAATAGATTACTTCTGGCTCGCTAGCTTTCACCGAAGCTACACTAAAAATTCCAAGAACAACTACTAAACTCACAACCATTTTTTGTACTGATTTTAACATTTTATTTTCCTTTTTTATTTAAATTTTTATTTAAATTTTACTTATCTTCAAATACTACTTTTCCAAGTGGTACTTCGACACTAAACCACAATTCATCATTAAATGAATCCATGCTTTTACACCTCACCTTCATATAAAACAATCCTTCACTAAAGTAAAAATCCTCTATTCTAAAATCAAGAATTTCTTTTTCAGTTACATTATGTTTTTTTAAATACTTATTTAATTTAATTTCTAACAACTTTTCTCCTTTTATGTAATTTTAATTATTCTTGGTAATCTCCCAATAATAATTCTGCTTTCGTAAAAATTTTTTTACGCCGAGCCTTTTTATCATGTTTATTTTTTAACTTACATTGTAAATCGGCTAGAAAGAATTACATTGTAAATCGGCTAGAACGGAATTACCAGCCGATTTATTTGCTTTATCTGTCGGTACTCCTAGATTTTTTAATTTCTCTAACCAACTTCTTTCTTTTGTATCATTTACTCTACGTTCTTTTTTTAGTTGTTCTCGAAGTTTTTGATTTTCTTCAAGTACTTCACTAAGTTCTTTGGCTAAACCGTTTCTTTCTTCAAACAGTGATACTAAAGTATCGAACTCAACTAAAGCTGGTTTTCCAGCTTTATAACCTTTAGCTAATTTTAATAATTTTACCTGTTTTGTAATCACTCTCGATCCTCTCGCATTATTTAATTTGGTAAAAAACAATAACCGTAAATAATAAATTTCCAGTATATTTTATTTTAATATCAATGATATCAAAATCAAGATTACCATCTTTATGTTTATATAAAAGTCTTTCAAATATAATAGACTTTAAATCAACCAAATCATGTTTTTCCAAATTAAAAACTTCTATATCCCAATTAGAATTTCTACGATAACTTATTTTTATCTCTCCGATCTCGTTTAATTCATTTTGGTCATTTGATTCTTTCTCATCCGACATTATAATCCTTTACAATTTTCTTCAATTTCACTAATAAGTTTATTAGTGTACTTAACACTTACAAAAGTATTATTTCCTGTACCCAAATAATTACCCTTGATGTTATCAAGCCACGATTGCTTAATTTCAAAAATTTCTAAATACTCTGGATAATTTTTTTCAAGGATTGCGAATAAAGCTCCTGGATTAAGCATTTCTAATTCTTCTCCCGAAAAAACAACCTTAGTATTTGACATAACAGTTTCGGCCAATTCGATAAGCTTTAAATACTCTTTACGACCTTTTTTAACATCATAAATCTTAAGTTGTTTCTTAAGAGCTTTCATAATGTTTTTACGACCCATTTTACCAATGGGAAAACTTTTTGGAATTGTATATAAAAAACTATATAAAATAATTCCCATAAGAATTTTACGTTCTAGCATTCATTCTCCTTTTTAATACGATAAAGTACTCCTCTAGTACAACCAAGTTCTTTAGCAACTTGGGTTATATTCGATTCATTTATTTTTCGTATAATTTCTTCATCTGTAATAGAAAAAATTTTTTTCTTATTACAGCTCCCGCATCCCGCAGTATTTCCAGATCTTAAATTAGGTCCGGAAACTTCTTTTATTTTACCACATTCGCATTTACAATTATAGTATTTGTGAGAATGTTTACTTTTGGTAAACTCAATTACTTTTAATTTACCAAAAGTTTTTCCAATCATATTATCAACCATGATTACACCATTTCTACCATTTTCTACCATTACATAGTTTCTATAACTCGTTGGTTACCAGATGCCACAAGCAAATCAACTCCCGATTGTAAACATTTTTTACATTTACTGAACTCAGATACCGACCCTTTAGGATTTAACGTTAAGAAAACTTTTATAAGTTTTCTTGTATTTTCATTATGTTTCATTTTTTTATCCTTTTTATATTTAAAATTTTTTGTGCTTAACGTCCACCGACGAGAAGTTAGACTTACCATTTACTAAGAGCTTTCGCTTATATTATTAACTAAATAATTAAATTTCCAATATTTATAAATTTATAAATATATTTATATTATCCATATTATTACTAATATCCGTAAAGTTTACAAAACTTATAAATATTAGAAATTTAGGTTCCGTAAGTTTTTTTAAAACTTTTGAAAACTTCTTAATCAATTTCTTCATTAATTTAATTATCTTTTTACCTAATTTTTTGATTCCTTTCCAAGTGGATTTTATTTTTTTTGTCATATGAAGACACTCCTGTAATTTTAATTGCGCAATATATAAAAAGTTTTCATGCTTCTTATATATCACTGTTTATAAGATATCTATACTTATTAATACTTATTCTAAAGTTTAAATTTTAGCTATTAATATAAATATATTCGAAATTTAACGACAGGAACGGATAAGCGTTCTATGAACGCTTATCCGTAATAATTATTTTCCAGTATTTCTGAGCCTGTTATTTACCCAAACATTGAATCGCCCCTGATCCATTTTAAATTCTAATTCCAATCCATTCATAAATGAAAAATGAATATTTGATTCGTTTGAATCTGGAATAGGTTCTACATTTACAAAATTAATAGCATTTGGATTAATAAAATAATTATCCAATTTATAAAAACCATGTTTCATAAAATATTGACTATCATTTAAATCTCCAAATACCATATGTATTTGAATTTCTTTTATACTAGCTTTTTTTCGATATTGGCAATAATATCTATTATCTTTCTTTTTTATAAAACCAATATTTTTGATATTTATTATGGTGTTTTGAAATTTTAAAAACATATTTCCCCTTAATGATTTAACATTTTCATAGCGTCTTCTAACGCAGCATTATGATTATGTATATTTGACATAGTATTTTCTAAAGTGCCAGTATGTTCTGGTTCAATACTAACAACCTTAGGAGAATCTTTTACCATTTCTGGTTTAATATTTTTTGACGAATCAAAACCTTTTCGCATAGCTTCCATATCTTTATTTACTTTATACTTAGCATAAATTTTAAAAGGATTTAATTCGAATTCCTCTAATATCGCTTTTTTATTAATTTCTAATGTCATAACAATTCCTTAATTTTTTTTAGAGTCTTCGACCCAATTTTTATTAAGTTTTTGTTTACGTTCTTGAATTATAGTTAATTTTTTTCCAATGTATTTAATTAAAGTATTTTTAAAATATTTTTTAGGAATACTTTTATCTTCTCCAGGTAAAGTACAATTATACATTAAAGTAATATGAGGAATATAGTTATCGTATTTATACATCGCTCCGGATTTAAGACTTCTCTTAAATTCCGATTTACAAAAAGGACAATCTAAAACCACGTGAAAATTTAGACCTTCATTCGTTTTAAAATTACCGAAACCTTTTATCGTACATTTTTCCTTAATTTTAACAATTATTTTATTATCTTTTATTTTTACTTTATTTTTATCTTCGCCAAGTAATTTAAAGTCAAAATCTTTAGTTGAATGAGCTATCGTACAGTGAAAATTATCATTAAAATCTTTTATTAAACCAAGATCTTTAATAATCTGGTTTAATAATCTATTTGATTCTGAATCAAATATCACATCAACATATCCAATTTTATCAGTCGCTTTCATAATAATCCTTATATAACTTTTTCCGGAATTAAATCCTGTATTTGATCGGAACCATTATTAATTTCGTTTTCATCACCCAATATAATTTTTTCAATTTTATCAATAAAGAAATCAATATTATCTAAGTACTCATTAAAAGTTAAATCCAATTTATTTAAATTTTCATCTAAATAAAGATTAAAATTTAATTTGGTTAATATGTCTTCTGCCATTTTAGTAAGAATTTCCAATACTGATTCTTTATCCCCAAATATATTATAGAAGTATCTAAATAATTTTTTAGTTAGTTTTTCTTTAATATATAAAATATTTTTCTTTTTAGTATTTTTCTTTAAAAATGAACTATTGATTACGGAAGTATTTTCTAAACTTACTGGTAACTTATTTTTTTCATCTCCATAAGCATTGCCATCGTCTCCATGATTTTTAGTATATTTATAAGCGGTTTCATAAAAATACATATGATCTAATAATGAGAATTCGGTTTTATAATTATATGACGTAATAGCATCGTAATAATTAGTTTCAAAAAAACTTTGAAAATATTCATTATTTAGAAATTCAAAATCATCTTTTAAATAACGTTTATTTTTCATAAGATAAGTTTTAATCATGATATCTGTTATCGTTTTTTTAGAATCCCTTTTCTCATTATCATCGAAAATTAAATCAAAGTTCTCTGTAAATAATTCTTCAAGTTGTTTAAAATAACCAACTTTAACGTTACTAAGATTCGTACTGTAGTAAGAGAATAGATTTTTATGTATAAGTGTTATATACGAGCTAAAAATGGCTCTAAGAGTCATAGGATTCTTATTACGAATTGCTACCATTACCAAATATTTTAAAATCTTTTCTATAATGGTTTCTGGGGTGATCATTAAAATATTATAATAAAATTCTCCAATTTGGGATTTAGTACTGTATTTAATTAACCAGTTCTCAATAAGATTTTTAAGAGTTAAAGTAAATCTCATTAACTCGTTATCTTTACCAACTATATTATAAATCTCATTTGAAAATATTTCATTAGGATTTTTAACATTACGAATTTTTTTAATACCATTCTTTTCCATATAGGCTTCCGTATTTTTATGAAGCACTTTTAAAAAATAATGATATGCTGTTAAAGTGGGTCTACTAATTCCTTTATCGAACATAGTTAGAGGAATTTCCTCTAGCGTATTATTCAATATTTCTTTTATTTCTTCTGCTTTTTCTTCAGAATCATTGGCTTTAACATATTCGATTTCCAAAAGAATTTTTTCATTAATAAGACTAGTTAAATATTTTTTTATATCTGTAAAAAATTCTACTTGTACTTGTGGTTGACTAGTACCTTTTTTATTAATAATATTTAAATATGCCTTATCTATATTTAATTCATTATTGATTTTATTCTGGATAAATATTTCCATTTCCCCATCGATATTATATTTAATTAAAAATTCTTCTATTTTTTGCTCGACTATGTTATAATCAATTTTTATCTTTTTTTCCCGTTTATCATCGAGCTTACTTCTAACCATTTTCATGAGAATCCTTATTTTTCTGTTTTCTCTTCTTCAGGTTGAACCTCGATAATAACTTTATCGGATAATCCTTTAGCTTCTTTAACGATATCCGGATTAATTTTTCCATCTTCCATAGCTTTAAGACCATTTAACATTTCTTGTTTAATAGCTGCATTTAACTGCTGTTCTTTAATACTTGCGATATTAGCAATATTATTTTGATCAAATTCGCTTTTATAAACTGGTAGTTCATTATTTTTTAAAATATCCTGAACGCTTTCAGATACTTCAAATCTATCACATTCTGGAATCATTTCTGGTTCAAGTGATCTAATATCTTTATGATCACCAACGACCGTTCTAATTACATATGGTTGTGAAAGGTCATCTATTAAAGTAAACGATTCTTTAAAACTTCGGTATTTTTTTCTAAGTTCTTCTTCCGAGTATTCAGTAACATCCTCACTAAAAGTTAAGATTTCTAAAGATATTAATTCTTTTTGAATTTCTTCTATTTTTTTTGACATTTTTATTTTCCTTAATTTAATAAATTTAATAATTCATATAATAAACATATCTATATAATTATTATGAATAGTTATAATAATTTTATAGATAATCGTTTTTTAAGAGATTCCCAAGTTCCACCAATACCAAACCAAAAATCTAATAATTTAATAAGTATTAAATGGTATTGTTTAATACTTATTGGTATTAAAATTGTGTCCCAAGCGTTATGATATATAATACCTTTATCCCTTTGAAAGGTTTGATCTTCGCTAATTTTAATATAACTATTAATTAAACTATATAATGAAACTTCTTCGCCTTTATGAATAAAAATTAAATAAATATAAAAAAACATATTTGATAAATTTTCAAATATGTTTGCTTCATTAACATTAGGAACGTTTTTATTATAAGGAAATAATTCAGATAATAATTTAGTGGCTTCTTCTAATATACTGGTATAAATATTATTTTTCTCGATTGGTATTTGATACCAATTTTTATAATTGGTATCAATAAACGTTTTAAATTTTTTAGTCAAATTTTGATAATCCGAATAATCCATTATTTCATTAATACTGGAATCTTCAATTAATTTTTCTCCAATTTCTATTCCAGATAAACCAGAAGTGTTTATACTTTTAGTTATATCGTTTATAGTATTTTGTCCGGATACTTTTATATTGTTATCCGTAGGTAAATTTTTTAAATAATTTAAATAATTATTTTGCATTTCTATCCTTTAATATAAATCCTTTACCAGAACAATGGGAACATTCTGTAAATAAATTTTCTTGTTTAATTTTAATAATTTGTAATTGATTTAAAACTGGTTCCAAATATAATTCTAAATTATTTTTATTTCGATAATCTTTTGTATACTGATATAGGTATTTTTTTAATTTAGATAATTTTTCTAATTTATGAAGTATTTGCTCTCTAATTTTTAAACCAAAATCAATTACTTTTATCTCTTTTAATTTCGTATCTGAATCAAATTCCAATGTTTCTATGGTTTTCTTTAATTGAATATCATTATTGATTATTTCTAGTTTATTTATTTTTAACTTTATTTCTTCAAGTATTACGATTTTGTAGGATTTTAATTCAATTTGCTCATCAATTAAAACGATATTATTTTTTATATCGTTTATATATTGTATAGCTTTCTTTACCTTTAAAAATTCTCTATTAAATAAAACTATATTATTTTGATAAATAAATATAATTCGATTTCTAATATCAATTCCAAAATTAAGATTATTTAAATAATCCGTTAATACTTTTGTATCGAATAAAGATAAATTTTCAATAATCGTTAAATAATATAAATTTAAATAATATTGTATTTCGTTATTTACATTATTTATTTTAGAAGTATTTTCCAAAATTCTTTCTTGAGTAGATTCATGATTTTTTGATAAAAGTATCATATCTTCTTTAACTTTTAAAATAGCTTTTGTAATATTTTCAGTATTAAATAAAAAGTTAAAAATCTTTTCGGTTTCGTTACCTTTGGAACCAACCAAAAATAATCCATCATACTGAGTAGTACTAGCAATTCTTTCGGTTTGATCTTTTAAATTACCTTTAAAATTTTTATAGAATTCTTTCATATTTATGTACTTGAATCCAAGTTCTTCGATCTTTTCCATAAGTTTTTCAGCTGCTAAATTCTTTCCATAGTATTCTTCACCTTCTATAACAAAGGATACTTTAGAACTTTTATAACGTAATCCAATTTCTTTACCAATACCAAGAGCACCATTATACTCTTCTGGATTTACAGAATAAGTTTTTCTTAAAAATATTTCCGTATTAAGTACTTTTTTACTAGGATTACCTTTAGAATCTAAACCACCAGCTTTACGAGGATATTTTTTTACATTGAAAGAATTATAAAGTATTGAACTAACTGCTCTAAGTATAGCACTTTTACCAGAATTATTTGGTCCACGTATTATAGTATAACCTTTAAATCGTAAATCTATATTTTTAATACTTTGGAAATTTTTAATATTTATATGCCAAACTCCTTCCTCACCAACCTGAGAATTTCTTTCAAATATACCTTCTTTAAATTTAGAATCTTCCAATACTAGTTCTCGAACTCCTTTATTATCATATTTGACATTTACGCTATAAATAATATCTGCGTACTCATCTAAATCAAGAACTTGAGAAACAACTACTATAGTAAAGTTGTATTTTTCACAAAACATTTGTAAAAATTTACTAAGACGTATTCTGTTATCTTGACTTAATTGGCTAAAACTTTCATCAAACATATAAAAAGTATTTTTAGAATAAATAAAACCTATTAATAATTTAAAAAGCATTGATACAACTTGCATTATACCACCACCATTGGAAATAAGTAATTCTTCGTTTCTAGCTAACTCAATATCGTTCTGATAAAAAATTATATCAAATTTTTGAGTGCCACTTGTATTAATCTTGCCTTTACTTTCTTGTGGTTCTATAGCAATTTTAATATTATCTTGAAAAATATCTGTTAACGCTGTATTTACTATATTTAAAATAAAATCCTTTTTTTCCTTTAATTTATGTATTTTTAAAGTTTCTAAAAGCATTTTAGTATCATTTAATAATTTTAATTCTTTTTCGATACCAACACAATTATTTAAAAAAATCTGATTTTCATTTTCCAAATTTTCTTTAATTTTTGTACTAATATGAAATTGATTATTTAATTGAATTAATTTATTTTCGAAATCTTGGATATTATTTTCCATTATTTTCCTTTTTTATTTTTTCTAGCAAAAAAAAAGAACCCGAAGGTTCTTTTTTTCACTCTTTTACCAATCTAACCAACCATCATTAAACTCATCGTTATTATGATACCAAATTAAAGATTCTCTAAATTCCTCTGAGTACTCGTTAACAATATCTGATTCACATGCATGTACATTTTTACTTGGACAATTCCAATCACTAAAATCATGATATATTATAGTACGAAAAGAGTTTGATGTTTTATATAATATCTCTTCTTCTAAGTATAGTGACGCTTTAGTATCTCCAGAAATAACAATACAGGTTTTATATCTTGTAATACCATTATCAAACTCTTTAATTATTACTAAACCATTTGATGGGCATCCACCATGAAAGGTTTCCTGCAATGATAATAATTTGATAGTTTCGGCAGTGTTTTGGTTTTCTCGTCTAGGATGAACAATTATATATGGAAAATCGCTATCTCCAGAAACAGATCTAATATTAGATTGAATAATAGAATATTCGTCTACTTTTCCACCATTGTATAATTTTGGTTTTATTTTCATTTCTAAATAATTTTTTACTTCTTCATTTGCATATAGCCAAGTCATAGAAACATTATTTTTAAAATAATTCCAAAACATTAATGTTTCCACATTTCCAACATGATCATCATGAATATGTGAAATAAAAACATATTTAATTTTCGAAATATGAAAATGTTCATTATTCTGCAAAGATTCTTCCTGTAATTCTATAAGTTTTTGCATAACATTAAAACCACAATCAAATAATAGATATTCATCTTCTTTTACCTGGACTAAAAAACTACTGTTGGTAACAGTTGGATCTAATCCACCACCATTTCCTAATTGTATAAATTTCATTTATCTTCCTTTAATTGTTCTCTTACTTGAGTTATAATAAAACCAAGCAAATTCTGACCTCTCCATAATTTTGGATCGAATCTTTTAGGATCGGTTTCACTTAAACCAATTCCCCAAACTCTATCATATGGTGAAGCTTCTACTATAATTTTATTTCCAGTACTTAAAAGATATTTTTTTAATTCTAAATGTTGGGAAAATTTTAAATATGTTCCATTGTGGACTATTTTTATTTTATATTTATCCCATTCTTCGTCATTAAAACCTTTTATTTTTCTACCAAATGCTTTTTGTTCTCTTGGATCGGAACTTGCCATAATTTTATTATACATTTCCGTATCATTAAAAATTTCTGCTTTTTGAGCCATCATATATTGTTCTGCACAGTTATAAGTTACCCCATATTCATCCGTAAAATTATATTTAGCCCATTGTGAAAATACTCCTCCCCAAAAGAATTCAAAATCATTTTCTTTAGAGACGTCATCTACAGATAGTAAACTATTGGTACTTTTAGTTATCTTTTTTTGAGATGATAGTTTATCTTCGAGACTTTTATAAAGAGCGAATAAAACACATTCGGGTGAACTATAGGCACTACTCTCCGGAATATATTTTGTAATTTCATTTGGAAAATAATCTCTGATTTGAGCTATCATCGAATACAATTCTTCATTATTTCCGAATACTTTTTCAAAATCCGAAAATTGTCCAATTTCTGGTTTTCCAGAAAATGGTTTTGGAATTGGTCCATATATATCGTATTTTTCCATCGCTTGGTTATTACCATCGTGCGACCAAATACGGTCTCCAGAATAAGCTTCAAAATAAGCTCTACCATCTTCGTTATCAAAATATCTCCCAATTAACATTTGGGAACTTCTAGAACCATTATCGAATATCATATTACTATGCATCCAATAATATTCTCCATCTATAAGTTCATCTAACTTTTCTACTTTTTTCATTTATTTTCCTTTAACTCTTTTTGTAAATCTATATGATCTTTGGATAATCCTAAACCGCGATTAGATAAATTAGAAACGCAGGTAACTAAATTTTTAGTATCCGAATCCATATAATAATCATAATAATTATCCGAATAAATTTTAAAATATTCTTTTTTAAAATATTTTAAAAGTTCTTTTAATGATTTAAAATATTTTCCATCGTTTATATTAACTAGTTCTTCTATTCCTTTTTCATCAATTATTTTATATTTTATGGAACTATTTTTTCTAATTATTTTTCCATTTTCTTTATAAATACTTTCACAATTTATAGTATCAATTACATTTACTTTTTTACAACTAAAGGTATCATGACTATAAAAATAATTATCGCATTTATGGATTTCCAATGAGTACAATATCATTTACTCTCCTTCAAAATTTACATTTATTTTATCTAAATCTTTACTAATATCTTTAACTTTTAAAAAATAATTTCCAAGTAATTTTAAAGCCACTTTAGAAGATTCCAAACATGATTTATCCCCAAAACTTGGTATATACATACCACCACCATAATAACAATAATCCTCTTTTAAAAATTCGTAAATATTTCCATGAAAAGATAGCCAAGCATATTTCATTGCTGCCATATTATATGCATAAAATTTATTTATATCTGTTTGAGACATTCGAAAAGGTTCCGATAAACTATTAATTGCTTTTTTAAGTTCTCGTGAACTATTAAATTGAATAGTTTTACTTATTTTATATAACTCACTTTCCTTATCTCCACTTGGATCTTTAAACCATCTATTTTTACCATCCGAGATAATTCCTCTTCCTGGAATAGGGTTACTCGTATAACATGGATGGTTTTTAGGAATTCCAACATAATATTCGTAATGTGATTTTTTATGACCATCTTTAAAAATAGTTAAAACATGATGCTGACCTTTAACCATTCCTTCGTAAATAACTTCTCGTGTTTTATTAAATTGCTGTTTCATATTTATTCACCATATAATAAATTTAAATTAGTAATCACCAATTCATCAATATTGTAATTTTTTATCAATAGCTTGCAAATCTTTTGAAAATCATCCGGAGATTTTATAGGATCTTCTGTAGTTATCGTTCCATCCATTGTTAATTTTTCACCATTTTTAATCCTTATTTTAAATAAATACTTTGGATAGTTGTATAGCTATTTTCACTTGGGTATCCAAGTGGATTAGTAATAACTTTAGTACCAGAACGATTACTTTCATATTTAGTATGAGTATGTCCATGTATCCAGTACTGAGGTTTTAATCTAAAAATATCAGAAGCCCCATCGAAATAATAAAATGAAGTTACTTCATCTTCTTTATAATCTTCCGAAATATCATCTGGGATAATTGGACCATAATGACTAAACATTAAATCAACTGGTTCCATCTTATCTAATTTTTCTCTATACTCTTTATATAATTCTATCGGTTTAAAATGAACTATTTTTTCTTCACCATTATATCCAAAAGAAATAGTATAATTTTTTTTCGAATCTTTAAATATTAAATTTGCATCGTTCATAGCTTGTTTCCAAATTTCTTCCAATTCGATTTCTGAATAACCAAGTTCTTTTCCATATGACCAATCATGCCACATGCCAAGTCCACCAATTTTAAAACCATCTATAACTATAACATTACCTTCAATACCATCCATAAAATATAAACCATTGGTTTTATCGCAGAATCTTTTCATTTCTAAAAGTCGTTTAAACGAATCCCAACGATATTTTTTCTGTTGGTTATGGCTAACTAAATACCTATCATGATTACCAGGAACTATTAAAATATTTTGATAATATTTCTTAAGTTCTAAAAGTAATGCCGAATCCTGAGAAAAATAATGTCCTTGATCACCACTAAGAATTAATACTTTTCCAGGTTTTGGTTGAATCATTTCTACAAACTCTTGTAATTGTTTTTGAAATTTTGGAGATTGCGGGTTTAAATTCTCCATCCAAAAATCTAAATGCAAATCACTTATAAAATCTACTCTTAATTCTTTCATATTTTTTTCCTTAATTATATTCTTCCCAAGCAGCTTTATATAGATTTTTAGCATCTTCTATAGAAATTATTTTTTTATTCATTTCTATTGGAAAAGTATTTTCTAAAAATTTTTTAATTTCACCTTTTGTTTTTTTACAACCATCATGTTTAAGTATTATTTGAATTCTTTCTATTACATCTGGTATACTTACATTTTCCATATTTTTTCCTTTTTAAATTTAAATTTATTTATATATTGCATGAACGGATTTCTACAGTAAGTACTCCGTCTGGGTATACTTAAATACATCTTACTTTTTTCTAAGATTGATCCAATTCTCACTTAGTTCTTGATATTTATTTGGAGTTTCCAAATTTTTTCCTTTTATATTTTATTGAGTCTTTTGAAAAATTTCCCAATCCTCGGCCCGTACATAAAATATATACAAGCCTTTTCCATTTCACCCTTCTCTTTAAAATTTAATACTTGGATCTAATTTCATTAGATCGATAGCTTTTCCAAATGTCATTCTTCTTCCTTTTCTTTTAAATACACCAATTGTTGTTCGTCCGAATGTTTAAGTAACATTTCACCGCCGTTTATTTTTAAAAATACTGGTTCGTAGTTCAAAATATTTATACTTAGATCCAATTTATTTTTAACATTTATTTCTTGTTTATGCCCACGTCTATCGGAACTAGCCTTTTTTTTACGCAGATTTTTATCCATTTTAGAAATAATTTTTTTCAGATTTAGAATTTCTTGTTCGGTACCTATATTCATATATGAACCGGCTTCGATTACTTCAGAAACGCAAGTCAAATCATTTACTGAATCATTGAATTCGGTTAAATTAAAATCAAATATGATAAATTCGTCCCCACCAATACGGTAAATATAATTATGATCAAAAAATAATTTTAATTTCTGAACTACCTTTTTAATTAATGCGTCCCCACCGACAACATAACCATACTTAGTATTAATAGATTTAAGATTATTAATATCACATAAATGTATAATAAAATTTTGATGCTTATGGAGCAAATAATTAAAATCATATTCTAAATCATTTCTGGTTTTTAAACCAGTTAATTGATCGTATCTATAGAAATTAACCTGCTTTTTTAATTTCATGATATCCTCTTTGAGTTTTAAAATCTCAGTTGAAGATGTCGGAGTCTTATTTCTCATTTTTATTCCTTTTCTTTTTAATTTTTATTTCACCTTTCGAATTTCGAAACTAAATTTTTTTGATGTTTTAAAATAAGTTTTGTATGATAATCTAAAATTTTAGAAACTGATTCAAATAACTTTGCTTCTTTTTCATTATTTTCCTTAAAGGTTTTTTGATTATCCGCCAAAATTTTGATATTTTTTAAATACGAATCTTTTAAATATTGTAGTTGTAAATTTTGAAATGAGCAAACTATAATTAAACCCATAATTACATCTATTGACCATACGATTCGTTTTTCAAGGTTTTCATTAACTATCCTTTTGCGAAGTATGAATATTTTGGGAAGTTTGTATTGTTAAAGTTTTAATTTTATTTTTAAGATTAAAGGCATTTGTTAATAAAGTTGTATTATAAAATGTATCATCAAATGATAATTCCCCTCCAAAAATCCAAACTTTTGGTTGTAATCGTTCTATATGATATTCCCCATCAAAACATTGAAAAGAATCATTAGTAACTATTGGACAGTAATGCGTAACCATTACATCGACTGGTTCTAATTTATCGAGTTTTTTAAAATTATTTTTAAATAATTTTGAAGCTATCAATTCTCTTTTTTTATCATGATTATCTAATCCAAAAAAGATATTTTTTGAATCAGGCAAAATGATTTTATAAAGATCATTTATTTCACAAGTACTTAAGTTTTGTGGTAGTCCAGAATAATCCCAGAACATACTTAACCCAGAAATACTAAGATTATCATATTCTTCTAAAACTATTCGTTGTTTATCAAAACCATCTAAAAGTACAACGTTTTCAAATTCTGGAAAATTATTTAATATACGTTTTAAAGTATTTAATTTTTCAAATGAATTCCAATTAAATGTATATTCGTTCCCAGGTAAATATAACTCTTTTGGACCAGTAACGTAAAATATTTTATAATAATATGGACTGATTTTTTTTAGAAAAATTAAAATTTTAACTGGATCGATACCTAAATTCCCCGCGATAATTAAAATATCACTTTTATCGATAGGAAGAATAGTTTCTATATATTCTTCCATATTGCCATCAAAAGATAGCTGATCTAAATTTAGATCAGCTATATAATCAATATTAACTTTCATAATTGGCTCCTTTAATCTCTTCTAGAAATGTACCAATTTCAAAAGTACTATAGTTAGTAATTAAATAAAGTACTTCATAAATTAATAAACCAGTTTGCATATTATTTATAAATGGATTATGTACCGCATGTTTGATATACTCATCGCGATTTAATAAATCATGTAATCTTGATTTACCAACGCAATCCAAATGATTACGAAGTACTTCAAGAATACTAATTTTTTTAGCAGCCGTTGTTTTTCTAGCTAAATTTAAAAGTTCTTCTTTAACAGTTTCGTTATCTGGAAAAGGTAAATCTTCATTATCTTCTACAATTGCAACTTCTTCAGCTTTTTCATCAATCTCGTCTACTAAAAGATTACCTTTAATAGATTTAAACTTATCGTGTTTAAACTTACTTAACTGAGCTTGACCAATACCATATTCAGTCATTAAATCAACTGCTCTTTCGTTATGCAATCTAGTATAAAGAATATTCAATTCTTCTTGAGACATACTTCGCAATGTTTTTTTACCATTTTTATTTAGAGTTGGATTATTGCTCGAATAATTCATTTGGCATACTCTTTTTAATTTTTCTTCCTTAATCTTTTTTTGAGTTTCATGCATTTTAAAATATCTTTCGGTACCAAGAAGATATTTAAATCTACCGGTACCATTAAAAATATTTTTAATGTATTGTAATTGTACTTGATAAGTATTTGCCAACTCTTCGAACGTTACCTCACCAATAGTGAGAAATTTTACAATTTCGTCTATATCCACCTCACCAATAGCGAGAAATTTTACAATTTCGTCTACATCCATCTCACCAATAGTGAGAAATTTTGCAATTTCGTCTACATCCATCTCATCAATAGCGAGAAATTTTACAATTTCGTCTGCATCCATACGACTTAATTTAACTTTGTCGCCTTTGTGGCTGATTGTTTTTCTAGCTAGTTTTAATAAATCTTCTTTAATCTCATTATCTTTTAAAGTTTCGATAACTACTCCTTTGGTTGGATTATCTTCATTATCTACTATATAACCACCGATTATATCACCCCTTACTTTAAGTTTATTGTTTTTAAATTTACTAAGAGTACTTTGATCAATACCATAAATTTTTGATAACTTTGTACCAGATTCGCCACTATGTAATCTAGAATAAAGAATATCTAACTCTGGTTGGGTTAAGGCTGCAATTCCCTTATTTCTTTTTTTAATTTCCGTATTCTTAGCAATTTCTTTTTCATGTTTTACAGTTTCATGCATTTTAAAATATCGATCCGTTCCAAGAAGATATTTAAATCTCCCAGAAGCATTAAAAATATTTTTAATGTACTGTAATTGTACTTGATAAGTATTTGCCAACTCTTCGAACTTAACTTCACCAGAAATAATAAAATCTATTATTTCATTAACTTCGTTTTCGTCTAGTTTGTATTTTGCTCCACGGTGTTTGATAACTTCTCTCATCAATTTTTCCTTTTTATTTTATTTGATTGGCAATAATCGGTTTGTTCGGAACCGTTATTAAATTTTTGTACGTTTTCCAAAGTATATGTATTTGGACCACACTCTATTTCATTAGGCCATTCTTCTAAAAAATAATCTAATTTCATAGAACATTTAATAAAACCATCTTTTTATCTTACTCCAGTTAAACTAACTCCAGATACGAAATATCTTTTAAATTGATCTTTGATCAAAGGTGATAATGAATTTGCCATTTAAAGCTCCTCGAAATTTTCTTCAAAGTACTTTTTAGCTACTAACCATTGATCATTATAATCTTCTGGATTTCTTGCTATAACATCTCCAGGTTTGGGAGAACCTTCTTGAGCATCTACCTCACTGACAGAAATACCCTCCGCTCTTAAAGCTTCCGGTCCAATTTTGATTTCTTCATCTGTTACTGATCGTATTTCGCTAAAACCAGATCTTTTAAATTTTTTAAATTTTGCCATTTTTTTTCCTTTTATATTTAAATAATTAGAGATAACTATTAATAGTTATCTCTAAACTAGTTCACGACACTTAGTTATTATATCACCTCTACTATAATTTTATCATCCGCCATTTCGAAAATAATTTCGGAACCTATTTCTAATTTTCCATCGAGAATTAAATCGGTAACTTTATCTTCGATTTCAGACGAAATTAATCTATTAAGAGGTCTTGCTCCAAATGCTTCAATATCGATACTTGAGATAAGATGAGCTTTAAATTCATCAGATACCATAATACTAATATAACGATCTTTCCAAAGTTTTTCAGCAAGATTATCAAGATTACGATTAAGAATCTCAATAAGATTAACCATATCTAGTTTATTAAAAACCGAAATACAGTCTAATCTATTTAAAAACTCTGGTCTATAAGTTTCTTGTAATAAACGCATTTTTTCTTTATTTCGAACAACTTTATTCGGAATATTAGCTAAATCGCTTCCACCAATATTACTAGTAAATACAATTATTGTATTACTGAAGTCTACCACTTGACCTTTACCATCTCTTAATCTACCATCATCAAGTACTTGTAAAAGTATATCAAAGATTTTTGGATGAGCTTTTTCAATTTCATCAAATAAGATTAAAGAATATGGATTGCGTTTAATTGCGTTTGTAAGCTGTCCACCATCATCATGCCCAACATAACCAGCAGGACTACCAATGAATTTAGATACAGTATGTGGTTCCATAAATTCAGACATATCGAATCTTACCATATTTTTAGCATCTCCAAAAACAATTTCCGCAATACTTTTAGCAGTTTCTGTTTTACCAGTACCTGTTGGTCCAAGTAACATAAAACTACCAACTGGTTTACCTTCTTTAGAAAGACCAGCGCTATTTCTACGAATAGCTTTAGAAATTTCTTCTAGAGTTTCATCCTGACCTTTTACACGATCCTTCAATAACTCAAGAATATTTTTGATATTTTCATTAGAATCTTCTTCTTGGATTTTTTCCATTGGAATACCTGTCCAGTTTTCAACTACTGGGGAAATATCACTTTTTTGGACATTAACTGAAACTACACCAGATTCAATTTCTTCAATTTCTTTTAGTAGTTTTGGAATAATATTTTTTTCCAATTCAATTACTTTATCTAAATCTAATTCAGCTTTTGCTTCGAAAGCTTCTTGCTCAGCTTGTTTAACTTCATTTGATAATTTCATAATTAGTTGACGATTTACTTTAGCTAATTTAAATTCGTTTACCAATTCGTCAAGTTGTAATTTATGTTTACTAAGCTCATCGATAAGTTCTTCCCAATAAGATTGCTGTTTTGCAATAAAACTTTCTTTATCAGAAGACCCCATACTTTTTTCAACACCTTTAATTTTAAATTCAAGTTCTTGAATTTTTAATCTTAGTTTTTTAATTTCGGTACTTTCGATAAATCTAGAGTTACTTACTACAGAAGCTGCTTCGTCCAAAAGATCAATTGCTTTATCTGGTAAAAATCTATCAGTAATATAACGTTTAGATAATTTAACAGCTGCTACTAAAGCTTCGTCCGTTACTTCGATCTTATGGAACTCTTCGATTTTTTCTCTAAGTCCTCTTAAAATAACTAATGTTTGTTCTTCATCTGGTTCATCAATTTTCACGAGTTGAAAACGACGTTGAATTGCTGGATCTTTTTCAAAATACTTGTTGTACTCTTTAGTAGTAGTTGCACCAATTGTTTTAAGTTCCCCACGAGCTAAAGCAGGTTTTAAAATATTTGCTAAATCCATACCGCCATGATTATCAACGATAAGATGGATTTCATCAATGAATAGAACGATTTTGGAATCTTCGAATTTATTTTTTCTTTGAATCTCTTTAATCAATCCATTCATACGACCAGCAACTTCTTCTTTACTAGCATTACTCATAAGAACAGTTAAATCAAGATTCCAAATAACGACATCTGTAAGATTTTCAATTTCATGATTGACAATTTTACCTGCCATTCCTTCTGCTATAGCAGTTTTACCAACTCCTGGTTCTCCAACTAAAATAGGATTATTCTTAGTACGTTTACTAAGAATATTAGCCACCCTATCGATTTCGTCCACTCTACCGTGAACTAAATCGCAATCACCGGATAAGTATTTCTCATTTAAGTTAATACAAAAAGTTGTTAAGAAACTTTGCTCTTTAAAACTTTTCTCATTTATTTTTCTATCACCACGAAGAGATTTAATATACATCTCAAGTAAATCTAAATCAAGGAATTGATTTAGATAAGTATAGAATGGATTTCCTTCGCTAATACCAGCAATGATCAAAATATCTAATGCTAGATATTTATCCATATTGCGAAGAGCTAATTCATGAGCAGTGTCGAATAGTTGGATATATTCTGGAGTAAATGAACCAAACGAAGTATCCGCATCTTCGCCATATTTAATAGGATCATTTTTAATTTGGTCATCGATAATATTGAAAATACCATTAATATCAACTTCAAGATCTTCCAGAATGCTTCTAAGGATTGTATCTTTCGAAAGGATAACTTTTAATAAGATGCCTGGGTGGTTATCAATAATTCCATTTACTTTTGCTTCCGTGATACTTTCCGTTACGAGGTCAAGGACCTCGTTTGTTAAATTTTTATAGATCATTTTTCTGATCTCCTTTTTCTGTTTTTAATTTTTCTGTTTTTAATTTAATGTTTGATTTTTTTAGGAGGTTTTCATCCTCCGTATTTCGATAACAACTATCAATAGTTAACTATTGATAGTTGAGTGTATTAATAGTACAATAGTTATCTATATAAATAACTAAACTACCACCGCCAGTTCTTAAACTATTAATAGTTATTTACGATTCTAAAACTATTTTATAATCGTTAATATTATCGATAATTCCTCTTGCATTAATTTCCCGCTCTATACAAGCTTCGCATTTAAGACAAGGAGTATAGATATCTCTTTCATTATCCTGTATTAATTGCGGTTCGTAACAAGTCCAAGTATTTTTATACGGAACTTGATATTTTACAACATCTTTAATAATATCCTTTTTATAAGAATCTATATAAGGTGCGTAAATTTCAATATGTTTTTGATCATTAAGATCAAAAACATATTGAAGTCTTTTGACAAATTCTGGAGTAATATCCCAATACTGAGAAACTTCTCCCTCGCCATAAGCTTCTTCGGTATGTTTATGTAAACCCATACCAAGAAAGATATTATCATAACCGTACTTAGTAGCAATAGCTTCGCCAAAACTAGCTACGGTAGTACCAAATAATAAATTTCTGCTTGGAGTATAGTACTCATGGTCAGCATTATCAATACCCTGCATATTTACCAATCCAATATCATCGAAAAGAGGAATTCTTAATTTAGCTCTCATAAGTACTCTATTCGAAAATTTACTTTCTTTTAAAATACTGTATAACTTTTCTTGAGCCATAAGTTCCACTTTATTAACTTGCCCATAATTAAAACTAACTAGAACGATATCCCAATCAGTTTCATTAAGTACCTTATAAATTAAGGCACTTGAATCTAAACCACCACTACTAGAAATGATAGCAATACTTTTCATTTTGTTCTCTTTTTGTATGGAATACAAATACGGTAAAAGTTATTTTGATCGTCTATACAATATTGATTCGCTACTAAACCAAAAGAGTGGTCAAATTCAACTTCTTTCAAGAATTTTCTCAAACTTTTACTTTTTATAATATCTTTAACTTTCATATTGGCAATATTAAGAAATTCAGGAATTTTAAGTTTAACTTTACCATTTTTGGTTTTCTTTTGTATCAATACAATTTTTTGAGCGATAATTTCTTTATTACCTGTTTCTATTTTTACATTTTTATCAACCAAAAGTAAAGTAATAGATTTCTTCGAATATAAAATTCGAGCTTTCAAACGATGATCACCTTCTTTTAAAATAGTTTCTTTGTTTAACCAAAGACCATCGGCTTTCAAAAGATTTTTAAATTCCTTTTTAGAAATCTCTTTTGGAAGATTAGTAGCAGTTAATGAAACAGTTCCGTTATCCTTTTTTACGAAAGCAATTTCCATAAGTTTCGATAAACGTATCCCACTTGGTTCATCAACTTTACCATTTATAAAATTAGATGGTAATTCGACAATATCGCATTCATAATCTTTATCTTCAGTGGTATCTTTTTTAATTATTACACCAAATGTCTCATTCAACGTATTACTTAACTCATTGGCAAGTTTATTGATTTCTAAAGCTTCTTCTTTATTCAATACTGGTTCAGGATTTTCTTTTAAATCGTTTTCTAGTTTTCCAAGAATAACCATTTCTAGAAATTTTAAAATATCTCCAATTTGATCCATCAAATCATTTTTCGTAGCAATTTTTTGGCACTTCTTAAGTACTTTAAGAACTTTTTTTGCATCCTCTTGACTATTAAATGGATCCATTTCGGTTGTAAGAATTAACTTTTCGGCAATTTCTTTTTTTGCGAGTACTTGTTTTGCAGTACCTTTAATTCCATAGTCACTTTCTAATAATTCCATAATCTTTTGAATTTTTTTCATCTTTTTTCCTTAAATTAAATATTCTAAAGCTTTATTTAATAAAGCTTGTTTTTCTTTAGTGTCCTTATCTCCAAGAACAGAATTAATAATTACACTGAGTAATTGATTATCATCTAAATCCTCATCAATAAGTCCATCTAGACTAATAACTTCACCAAAAGAATCCTCGAAAAATTTAAACTTTTGATTTTCCTTTAGTACTGATATAACCTCCTCGTTAAAAGCTTCATGAAATGGTAAATGGGGAATTTCCACATGCTGTACCCAATCAATATTATCAGAATTATATCTATCTAAATCTAATAATACTACTTCTGGAGTATGGTTATCCATACGGACTTGATATTCACGAATAACTCTGGTCATATTCCAAGGATTAATAAAAGTAACATCATTTAAAATAGTACTTTCATAACCTAAATGATAATGACCACATAAATGGACATCTATATTTGGAAAATTTTCGCTTAACTCCAGATAAGTAAAATCTACCAAATGATCTTCATTTGGACTTATATTGGTATGTGATACACATAAGCTAATATAATCTTTTGAATTTTCATTCAACAACTGAAACTTTCTTTTTTGTTTATCTTTTGTAAATGAATAATCCATACCATGAATTTTAATAATTCCCACGGCTGTTTGAAACTCTAATGGATGAGCAGTTAAATGTTTGATAATACCTTTTTCAATCATTTCTCCAAATACGGTGTCATTAATTTCATCTTTTCCATCAAACATATCATGATTACCTTGTACTGAATAAATCTCGATGCCTTCACGTACGAAAATATTTAACAATATGCTTTTATGTTTCAGCCATTTATTAAATGACCAATCACTTCTGTTAGATCGATCAAAAACATCCCCCGACATAATTAAGATACGTATTCCATTGTCTTTCATAGTTTTAGCTATAAATTCTAATTTATACCGAATACTTTTTTCCCAACTATTTCCAGAACTATTCGCTAAGGGTTTCCTAATATTATTAGAAAACCCAAACATAAGATGAGGATCTTTAACGAATGCCACTTTATTCATTTTAATCCTTTTGATATAATGGAACCTGTTTGGAAAACTCTACCGCATTATTACAGAATGTAACATTACCATGTGTATCACCTTCGTCTATTGGTGCGATATATACAAATGAATCAGTATCTGTTTTTGGATAAAATAAAATACCAGTATCTACTGGTAACATCATCAATATTTCACTAAAACCATCTTCTCCATAAACTTTAAGAAGACCATTGTTATCGTAAAGAACTCCAGGATAAGCTTTCTTAAAAATTTGCTCACATTGAGTATCTTTACCAATATCTTTTAAAAGACGTTCTGGGATACGTAAACCATGCTTTTCAAATAATTTTGTAATTTTTAAAAGCTCTTGTGATTTTTCCAATTCTTTAACATCGGTATGACCAGAATTTATTCCTCCTGATTTAGCAGCTTCTTCTGCTTCCGGTTGTTCCGTAGCTAATTCGGTATTTGTAGGTATTTCGGTTTCATCAAGACCAACATATTCTAATAAATCTATATCATCTTCTTCTTCTTCGTTAATATAGCCAGCTTCTTTAAGTTCTTCTGAGACATCATTGTTCTCAAAAATACTTTTAGCTTTATACGATGATGTCCCAGCATAAGTAACTTTAAGAAGTTGCGATGCTTTAGATACTGGTTCAATAATTACCAACTTATCATTTAATTTAAAATTTACTTTTTCATCTTCTCCGGCACACATCCAAAACATCTCTTTAACTACATCATCAGCTAAGATTTCTGTAACTTTAGTATCTTTTTTATCAAGACCTTTAAATTTTAAAAAATCCAATACATCGAATTTTAATGGAAGTTTTTCCTCTTCCTCTTCTTCATCTACCCAAGTACCAGTAACATGATCATAATGACGAACATTACCAATGGTACGGTTATTACCATAAACCTGATATCCATATCCACTCCCAGCATAGTTTCCATACCCTCGTGACTTGATAAGCTTTTCATCGACTTTTGTAATTGGAGCAGGAACTTTCACAGCAATCAATTTAAATATTTTTGCTGTATTTTCAAGAACTTCTTGAATTTCATCCTCTTTGATTTTATCGTATCTAGGAAGAAAATCTTCTTTAACGGTATCCATACCAGGGGTGGTTATTTCCTGAACTTCGTTTTCGTTAAAAAAGGCATTGAAATCAATACTAATTTTTTGCTGAATAGTTTCGGCGGTATCAGTATCTTTAAGAATAAGAGCTACAGTTTTTGCTCTATTATAAGAACCTTTAATACCATCTTCACCATTGTTTAATAAACTTACGTTTACGACACGTGTTTGAGTAGTAACCAATTTAACATGTTGTGAGCCAGCTGAGCCAGTGATATACATTACCGAATCCGTTTGAATTAAATCGGATGCATTACCGCGTCTATAAATAACCCCTGGATGTTGCGGATTATTATCTAAATCGATACTACTGAAAGAAAAATCACCTGGGTGTCTATGAATACTACCAACCTCATCTTCCTTAAAACTTACTGTAAAACCATTGCCTTCAAAAAAGGCTTTTGGGAATAAAGCAGCAATTTGATTCGCAACTTCCATAGATTCTGGTTGAAGCTCTTTAGAAATCTTGTCAACTTCAACCAGATCATAATCAACCGATCCCGATGTTACGGTTTGATTAAAATTAAAAAATACAGTTGGTATTGTATAAACTATTCTACCAATACGTTCCTTAGTAATTATAATTTGTAATGCTCGGTAATGCACCTGAAACTCCGCTCCACCAGCGACAGGAACACACTGATTAGCCAAATTATTTAAAAACGATTGTTTGAATAAAACTATATTTAATGTTTTATCATCTGTTCCATCACTGGGTTTTGCAATTGTTTTGTATCCACCTGCGGCATGTTTACCACCACCAAACCATGTTTTTCTAGTTCCATTTAAATTAAATCTCGCTGCCATTTTTTCTTCCTTTTTGCGTTGTTTTTTTTGTGCTTTTTTTTGTGCTTTTGTAAGCTTTTCTTTAGGACCTCTCTGAAATCCCAACTCTTCTCCAGTTACAGTTTTCTGATTTTTTTGTTGCTCTTTATTTTTATTACGAGCGTTTCGACGTCTTCCTCTCCTACTCATAGTTCACCTTTACTCGATTTAATTGTTCTATAAAATCATCCCAATTAGAACTTTCTTCATCTAATAAAATAATATCATCTTTATTTAAAAATAACTTCATAAAATCATTTGCTGCCCAAACAGCTTCAGCCGGTGCTTCAGAACCACCTGACCAAATAAGTGTATTAAAACACTTTCTAATTTCATCTATTTCAATTGCATTCATTATTCTTCCTTAATTAAAACTAAATTAGTTTCATCAAAATTTAATTTATCATCATTTTTATGATAAATTTTAAAGCCAAATTTTAAATCATTTTTAAAATTTAAAATTTTTACCAGTCCATATTCTTTCGACAAATAAAAGGCATATTGCTTTGCAAAGCAATATACCATATCTCTTTTGGGTTCTGATATACCTAAAAGAGATCCTTTATTAAAAGGAGTTTTGCGAATTTTTTTACAGTAAAAAAATCCATTTAACTTTCCTTTTAAACGTCGCTGTTTATATTCCTCTGGAGTAATGACCATTGAAATTGCCTTTTTTCTAAGGTTAGCTAATACCTTAGAAACATCGGTCTTTGGTTGCATCGGACAACCTCCTTTTTCACTTAAATAAAAAAAAATAATATTAAAACATCTTCCGATGTTTAATATTACTTACGATTATAAGATATCTATACAATATATATCTTATTTTAAAGTTCTTTTAACTTTTGCTCTTTTGAAATAATCTTTTTTAAACCTTTTAATTCGTCTATCCATATATCGGCTGGAGACAAAGAACTAAATTCGCTAATCTCTTTTTCAATATCCCCCTTCTGTTTTTTAAGAACTTCAATCTGTTCTAAACTTAAATTATATATCGGCATATTTAGCAAATACCTAAAACTTTTATCTTCCTCGGAACTTTGCGAATCATTAGACATCGGTTTAAAACCATTGTCTATAATTTGCTTTTCTATATCGGCTTTAGATCTTCTATTTACAACAATTTTTCCATCTAAAATACAATAGATAAATCTAATCTTTTCATTAGCTAATAATAATCTATTTTCGGCATGTCTTAATTCATACTCTTTTCTAAGATTATAATATTTAAATCTTTCGATAATCCAAGCCTTTAAAAATTCAGATACAGAATTAAAAGTAAGAATATTATATTTACCATCTTCTCTATGTAATAAAGTAATTGAATCGGACATTGTTTCTTTTAATTTAAATAAATCTATTAATTTAGAATCGTTTAAATTATAAATTTCTGGATCTACTTTTACCTTAAAGTAAAAAGTATTCTTTTTACATTCATCTGTAAAAGATCTAATCTTTTTAGCATCCCGTAAAGTATCAAGAAATTTTATATATTTCTCTCTGTCCATAGAAACAGGTAGTTCTGTAATTTCGATTGTATTTCTTGGAAGTTTTTTAAAAACTCCAGTCATTACAAATTGCGAATTACCTTCTCCTTTTTCAATACTGCCATTAAAGAATGGAAAATCTGGTTTTATACTAGCTGGGATATTTTTACGTTTACCGGATAAAATATCAATAATTATATCAATAATTTGATTTGGATTACGTTGAAATATTTTACAACTGAAACCAAGACCAATACCATCGGCTCCATTAATTAAACCAAGTGGTACAATAGGTAGCATATTATATGGTTCAATTTGCTTACCTTCGGTATATTGTTTTTCCATCAATGGATAATCTCTTTTATTAAAAATACCTTGAGAACTTTGTCCAAAAACTACACTAGTGTATCTTGGACTAGAGGCTTTCTTAACCGTTCTCGAACCAAAAGTACCTTCTGGTTTTAGCAAAGAAATTCCGTTATTATAATCAGCTGCTAAATTTTCAGCAGTTGTATATACAGAAACGTCACCATGTCTATACTTAGTCTTATTATATATCATTGTAAAAGTTTCCGCAGTCTTTACTTTTTTACCCGGAACCTCGCTCATGACGTATAATATTTTTCTTTGAGTTTGAGATAAAGTATCTATAAATCCTGGGATCTGTTGGACTACTTTATAAACCGCGTAAGTTGCGACGGCATCATCTAAAAATACTTTCATTTTTAAATTTGACATACTTCTCCTTTATTCGAAGTTAATTTTTATGGGTTGTATTATTTTCGATTTTTTTATATTTATTTTTTTTATCATCCACGGTTGAATAACTATATCAAATGGTGAATTAATTTCCGGAATAAACTCAACGCAATTATTTCCAATAGCATCTATACTTAATCTCATAATCTTAAAAAAATCATCTTTAGTATTATAATAAAATTCGCTTGGTAAATCCTGAGCTAAGAGATACATATCTGGATCACTAGAATAACTATTTAACAATATTTCATGAATATCTAATTCTATAATAATTGGATAATTTTTATCGTCGTAAATTATTTTATCAATTTCCTTCGATTCCATACTTATTCCTCGAATCTAATTTTTAATTCCTCTATACCAAGTAACTCATTAATAGCTTTTTTATCATTCCCAGGAATTATATTTTTAATACTAAAAAAATTCCAATGAAGATGATCGTGATATATTTGAAAAAAATCTCCGCTTTTATTTACTTCGATAATATTAGATTCTGTAATTAAAGTCATTTGAGTTTTTATTTCAAAATAACCATATTCTTCTGCATATTGTAATAAAGTTTCTATATGGGGATCTTTGGTTTGAGTATATAATAAATTTAAATAATTTGCATCTAATTCAAAATACATTGGAAATTGATCACTATTTAATATATGTAAAAGCATATATTCTTTTTTTGGATCTACTTTAATAGGAATTTTAATTTTTTTTTGTCTAAGAGAATTACCTATCATAATTCTTCCTAAGTTTTATCTAAATCAAAATCCGATAAAAGTTCAAGTACTTTTGTTTTACGGAAATTGGTATCGTCCCCTAACCATTGATCAAATTCTAATTTTTCTAAAGCGATATCACTAGAACCTTCAAAAGTTAATGGTTGACATAACTCATCTAAGGTATGTTTTTTAAACAATTCTTCCCAATGCTCTTCCGATAACGAACCAAGACCTTTAGCATAGAAGTATGATACCCCAGCTGGTTTATTGGAATCGTATTCTAAATAATCCTCAAATTTAAAAAACATTTTTACAGGTTTTTCATTTTTAAGTGCAATTAGAACTGGAGTTAAAAATCTATAAATTCTTAATTTTTCTAAATACGCTGGAGCAAATTTAGCAAAGAACGCTAGTACTAAAAGAGCAATATGTGAACCATCAACATCAGCATCCGATCCAATAACAATCTCTTCGTAATTTAATGGATGTGTTTCGTCTCCATTATTATCTTTAGTAAGATCAATCCCAAGAATATCAGCAAGTTCAAGAACTTCATCATTTTTTACAACAAGTGCTAAACTTTTTTTCATACAATTTATCATCTTACCCTTGAGTGGAAAGAAACCATTTTCCTCTCTACCAAGTTCGGAAATAAGAGGATTAATTGCAGAATCACCTTCGGATAAAAATAACCTTTTCTTTTTTTTCGTAGCTGGCCAATATTTTGCTGGAGTCTTTTTAGATTTTTGAGCAGTTTTAGCTTTTTTATTTTCAAGCATGATTTGAGTAGCTTTATAAATATCAATAATCGGTTCCATAATAACTTTATTTTTATAAAGTTTGTTTATGAATTTATCGATCATTGCTTTATCTAAAAGTTCTTTAGCAATTTCTGGAAATTGAGAAGCCGTATTAATACAAACTGATTTGATTTGATCACCAAATCTAGGATTTGGAATATTTTTAACAAGAACCATAAACGTTAAATGATTTTTTATATCGGCTGCTTTTATATTTTTATATTTTTTTTGAATTTTTTCAACAAATGGTTGGATAACTCTTTTTTCAGCCCATTCTAAAACATCTCCACCATTATAAACATTAATACCATTTACAAAATGAATATTGGTGTATCCATTATTTAATGAATTACCAATACCAATAACTAAATTTTCAGTTTCGAAGTACTGGAAATCAAATCGTTTATCGTTTAACAATTCATTTGGATAATTAAAATATGGTTTAATATCTTTAAAAGATTTAATTTTTAAAGTTTCTCCATTAATTTTAAAAGTAATTTCCGGATAAGTCATACTTAAAAATAGTAGTTCGTATTTAATTAAAGATGAATATTCATCATCTAAATTAACATCTGATCCTAAATTTAATTTTTCCTTATCTGGATAAAATTTTATATCTGTACCTCGTTTAGCTCCAGATAGTTTTTTCTTCTTTATCTCAATTTCTTTAGTTTCGACATTATTCTCAGTAATAATTGTAAAAATATTTTCACCGTCTCTAGTTTCCCCAATAAATTTTTTAGCAAAGAAAACTCCAAGAGAAGCACCTTCTCCATTTTGACCAATACTTGTATTATCAGCTTCGTCGTCAAAATTTGAACCGGCTCTTAAATTTACCCAAGCTGCTTCTGGCATCATAATTTCTATTTCTTCTCCATGTTCATTTACTGCTGGGACAATAGGAATACCTCTACCATTATCTTTAATACTTAAATGATCGGCATATACATTTACTTCTATTTTATTAGCGAATTTATAGTTAGTACGAATGGCTTCATCTATACTATTATCTAAAAACTCTCTAAAAATTTTAAGAACTGCCGGAACATATCCAATTTTATCATACCAAATATAATCATTTGAATCAATATTGAAAATACTATAACGATTAATTTCGGCAGGGGTAATTTGTCCTAAATAACGACCAGCTCGTTTTAAGGCGTGCGTTTTTTCGGAAAGTATTTTTACTCTATTTTTTTTCATTAAAGCTCCTTTATGTGTTTAAGATTCCATTTAAAAGTATACCAATTAAATAAAACTTTTTCTTTAAGTCGTTTCCACATTAATCTTTTCCTTAAGTTCTTGAATTTCTTTTTCAAGATTCTCTTTTATTTTTAAAAGTTCGGCTTCATCATCAGTACCATATTCGGCTAATAATTGCTCTTTTAAAGAACGAATTCTTTCATCTTGAATAATAATTTGCTTTTCTATTTCAAGTTTTTGAGCATTTAATGTCTGAACTTCGTTTTTAATAGTCTGTATTTCTTGATCTATATCATTTTCCATATTTTTCCTTTAATTATTTAATTAATATAGTTAATATCTATATCATCTTATCTAAGTACGTGCTCGTTCCTTTTGGATGAACACTTAATTTTCTATAACCTGAACCAAACTCAGTTAAAGCAAAAATCTCTTCTGGTTCTAAACGCTTAGCAAATTCATAAATATATTCGATTGCTTCGGCTTTGGTTAAAATTATATAATGTTTTTCTTTATGAGATTTTAAAACCCATTCCATATTATATTGAGGACGAGAATCAAAATTAAAAAAAAATCGAATACTCCAATCGTTGGCATTATCCAATTTCCATTTTAAATAATGATTTCTATTCCTATTATAAATATATTTTTGAATTACTCGTTTAACATTTTTTTTTGAATTTTTCATCTCATCTCCAATAGAGATAACTATCAATAGTTATCTTGATTTAACCAAACTATTTAACATCTGAACTCTTTTTCCAATAGGTAAACCTTTCAACTCTTTTGGCAAATTAACGTTTGGTAAAAATGGTTCTAAATTTTCGTAGTAATTTTTACCAGCAAGAATCGTAAATTCGGTATTATTAATATCGAATTTACTTTTAAGCTGTTCTAAGGTATTTCTTGCCCATTTATTACGTTCTGGTTTTTTCATATTGTTAAGAGTTTTCTCATACGGTTCTATAACATCGGTGAATGATAATAAGCCGTGTTTAGCACTTAATATGTAAATTTCATTATCCTTAAAACCAAGACTCTTAGCGTATTTTAAATGTCCCGTATATAACTGACCGCAGTATAATTCACCTGCTTTACAAGGGCCTTCACGTTTACTTTTAACACATGATATTAAACATATCTTTTTCATAGTTATCCTTTATCTATTTCAAATCTTGTCCATTGTGGTACACCGACAACCTCGCAATCTAAACCGGCCCCAATTATTCCCATAATTAAGGTTAAGTTGTGAGTTTTAATAAGATTTTCTAAATTATCAAATCTTAATTCTTCTCCCAAATCAGATAACGAATCATAACTATCTATATAAGATATTAAATTATTTTCAAATTCAGAATCTGGCTCTTCGGAGGTAACTATTTTCAAAGCCAATTCGTATATATTATCATATGTTCCTAAGTAAGCAATATTAAAGTTAATACCATAATCGTTATCTATTTCATATCCCTGATATGGTAATTTATAGGCAATGAACGTAAAATCATTAGTTTTAAATGACGATGTAGATAATTCTTTTTTGTGTTTCTGTTGTTTAAGTATTTTTGCTCTCATGTATATATCCTTTTTTTATTTAAATAAGATTGGAGAATTCCCCAATCTTTAAATATTTTTTAAAAAACTTTTTAAGACTTCTTCTACGTCTTCAGAATATTTAATTCGAATAAGTCTTATATCGTTTTTTAAACAATAATCTTCTTTAATTTTATCCCGTTCTTGAGTCTTCTTTAATCCTTCTAAACCACCAAAATATCCGACTGGTTCAAAATGTTGTTTTCCATCGTACTCAATAACTGTATTTAATTCTTCTAGATAAAAATCAAATCTATAATTCTCGAAGAGTTTAACTTCTTGTTTAAAAGATATATTGTTAGATTCTAGAAATTCTCTAACTCTTCTTTCGCCTTTGGATTCCGAATTTTCTTGAGCACAAATTGGACAACCATGACCACGTTTATGATTGGCCGGAGTCTGAAAAAAACTTCCATGTTCTGGACAAATGATTTCTATTTTATAATGTGGTGAGATGTATTTAACTTTTGAATAATTATATTTATTAGAATGATTTTTTTTAAAATCATTTAAATGTTTATCAACGGGTTTTATTTTTAAAGAGCATTTTGGACAACCATTTCCAGTTTTATGTATTTCTGGAGTCTGTAAAAATTCTCCATGTTTTGGACATATGATAATTATTTTAGTTCTAGAATCGGTATACTTAACCTTCGAATAGTTGTATTTATTAGAATGGACTTTTTTAAAATCAATTAATATATTTTTAGTTTTTAAATGATTTTTTTTATTGCATTTATTACACCCATATCCAGATAAATGTAGTTCTGGAGTTTTCCAAAAACTACCATGTTCGGGACAAATAATTTCCACTTTGGTTCTAGAATTGCTATAATTAACCTTCGAATAGTTGTATTTATTAGAATGGACTTTTTTAAAATCCAATATGGTTTCAATAGTTGTTTTTTTTCTCCTCCCGTATCGACTCATAATTTCTCCAATCTTAAGCAACTTCTAATAATTTTAAATCGACCCATTCTGGATCAAGCCAATTATTACTTTCATCACATTCTTTTAATTTTTCTTCATATAATTCCATTACCCAAGCGCTTACTGTTTGGAAAACTTTAATTCCAAATATTTTTCCAGCATTTGTAATACTGTTTGCTGATAATGGATCACTGAATTCATAAGAAATCATTCCAAGAATTCCATAACCACTATTAAGACTTACTTTAATACCATTTTGATTACTATTAAATTGATCTTTTCTGATATTTAAATAAGTTAATAATTTATCCGAATCGTTAAAAGATTTTCCTTCGAAATCGATATTTATTAAAGATTGTATTCTTTTTTGTCTTGGCTGATCGTCTTCTATTTCTGTTAAAATATTATTCGCTATTTCTTCATCTAAAAATTCAATACTATGTTTAAATATTTTTTTAATACTTGGACATGAATTAAATTTAGCTATAATCGCGTCTAATACTAGCATTTTATTTTTAACAATTCTTCTTTCCGCCAATCCGTCAATAATTAATTGAACTTCAAAAGCTAGTTTTTCAGAATGTTTATAAAATAAAGTACCATAAGAATTTAGTAAATAATTTTGAAAATAATTATTTACTAATTCTTCTTTATCTAGAATTTTAAAATTAATATTTACAGAATTGTAATCCGTAAATAAATAACTTTTTTGAGTTTGGTATTTAGTTTCAAATAATTCTGGATAAAAAATATAATCAATTGTAATTTGGCTAAATCCTTTATTTTGTGGACTTAACCAAGATATACTTTCAATTAGGGGAAAGAAACAACTTCTCAAAAGATAATATGTTTTATCATCTTTTGGTGTATAGATATCCTCTAATTTTCCATTGTAATTAATTAACTTACTTAATAATTCACAATAATATTCTGTGGTTACTAATTCAGCTTCTTTTTTATTTTTAACGTTATGTTGAGTACTATAATTTTTTAGTAATTGTAACATGGCTGATTTAAAACTTGGTATAACCAAAGTTTTAATTTGAGATGGTGTCTGACCCTTACTTTTCATAAGAAAAATCTTGTCCATTAATCCTATAAAATTTTGAATTGTACTTGAATCATATATTCTTCCGAAAATCGTTTCAGGAGAAATATTAGAATAAACGGTACTTGTTGGATATAGAGCTGCCGCATCCGTTGAATTAATTAAAGTATCAATTTCTAATCCATAAATACCTGGAACAGGATTCTGAACATAAGCACCCATTACTTTAATATGCCAACTATTTTCTTTTAATATTTTTTTAGGAATTTCTATATTCACCTTATTTCCTCCGGAATCCAAATTATTCTATAATGTTCTGATAAATATTTTGGTATTAATATTTCGAAAGCTTCGCTTATATCATTATTTTTATATTTATAACATTTTAATTCAAACTTTGAAAATTGCCTAGAAGACTTAATTTTGGTTAAAATTAAGTCTTCGTACAGTTGATTTTCAAAAATATGAATTAATTCGATATCTCTTTTAGAACATTTAATTATTTTATCCAAATGTCGATTTTTCTGAAATTCCATATCATTCTGTTTTTTAGAAATATTATTTAAACCATAACTATGCCAATATAAACCATTATATTCAAAAGCTAATTTTAATTCAGGTAAATATATATCTAATTCTAAACCATTTAGAATGTTTCTATCATTTGTAATTATTTTACCTGAATAATTATCTTTTATAAAAGACAGTATTTCTCTTTCTTTTACAGAAGTATTTGTACGATTATTATAATCTATTTCTAATTTTTTAGCCCATTTTCTAGGTTGAGATAAAGAAAGATGACTCCAATTATAACGATTAGCTAATCCTTCGAAATCTAAAAAATCATTATTTTTAAATTCTAAAAACTTTTCTTTCGAAATATTATTCGTTTTTCTAAAATTTTTTATAAATGTTTTCGTACTTTTTTCTTTAATTTCCGGAATTTTAGAAACATTATAAACTCCATATTTTTTAAAAATGGCTTCTTTAATCTTATCTTTATTTTTAAATGGAGTTATTTCTTTTATTTTTTCTCGAAATTCCGTAGTTTTTGAATAATGTGATACTCCATACTTTTCAATAGAACTTTTTTTAGAAATTTCTATCAGTTCCTTATTTTTATTTCTACATTGAATACAGCAAAATAATCTATCTAATTTCTTAATAGGTTTTCCACATTCTTTACAAATTGGATTAGGTAATTTATAAAACCATAATTTGCAAAGAGTACCAAGATTATTTAATTCTGGATGAATATTAAAATCTTTGGTATAATCTAAAATCTTTTTATAAATATTTGGAAATTCTAAAATTAATTTTTTATTGACTTTTTGAATATTTATGGTTTCTTTTCCTCGCAATATAAAAATAAATTCTTTTTTAAAGATTTCTACATCCATTTTATTTTCCTAAAAATATTTTCGAATATACATCATTATTTTCTTTAATTTTAGTATCCTCATATGGGTTAACCACTCGTCTTTGAAATTCGGCTTTAGCTCCTTCGAGAGCTCCAACGACATCATTAATATGTTGATAATTTAATCCATTTTTATGAAGATACTTTTGTATTAAAATAGTAATTGCATAATTTAACTCTCCTGCATTTTTTGGAGAATCTGAGGCTTCAAAACGATCTTCTTTTTTAATATATGGCAATATTACTCCTTTTTAATTTAAAGTTTAAAAACGATTCTATTTTTTTCTCATTGAATCGTTATCGAACTATACATGGCTGAAATTCACATATAAAATACCTGCATTGTAATTTTATTTATTAATATTAATTTATTATAGTATTTAATATTAATTTAATTATTATATTTGTAATAACTTTAGTATTTTGCGGCTAATTATTAATAATTAATATATAGTTGAGAATATCATTATATTAAATTCGGTGCCTAGGAATTTGGGTATAATCCGATTAAAAAATAAATTAAAACGGCAATTACCAAATATTTTTAAAGTTAATGTTCTTTTACCATTAATTTCAAATATTTTTTTGGAGTTACTTTTTTCATTTTTTTAGCTAATTCTTTTATTAAAAAATAAGCTGCTCCAGAATCACGAAGTTCGAAAAAGTTTTTTAAACTTCTAAGATTTACTGTCATTACCAAATCAGTTTTCCAATTATCTGTAACAAGATGTTTGAATGGATCACCGACATTTCTTTTCTTTTTAAAATTTTTAAATGTTTCGAAAGTTAATTTATAATCAGAAGCGAAATCAATTTTAGAATATTCTTTTAAAGCTTCCTTAGATAAACAGGCCTGAATAAAAGCGTCGTTATCTTGATCATATTGATACAACAACTTATTAAACATTCCATCTATCTCTAGAGTATTATAGATTTTGTCGGTTACAAACATATCTAAAGAAAGTACCAATTCCCGAAATATCGCCATTGGTCTTTGAGTTTTTAAACTTATTAAAAAAGCTATTAATAACGAATGCATTGTATAACGAGTACTTCTTACGGTAAGACTAGCGATTCTATGACGGGCAATTTCTTGTAAAACCCCTCTCGAAGTACCAAGAATAACAAACGTTAAAACAGAATGTTCTATAACACTATGGTGATGATAAACCCAAGCTAGACTATCAAGCAATTCAGAAGATTCAATCGAATGCACCTTATTTTTTACTCTTGGTAAAACTTGGGAAACATCTTCACCTTTGGTTAATAAAACACTGAGATCGTTTAATTCTCGAATTTCATCATTTTCGCTGTATTCGAAACTATCATAAGCTATTCTCCCAGCGTATTCTGCTGCTCCAATACCATTTTCATTTAATAAAAATACTTCTGGTTTAGAATAATGTATTCCAAGTACATTTGCAAATTCTTTCATTTTTTTCCTTTTGCTATGTTTAAAAATTGTTTAGAATTGATACAGTATCCTGTTTATTTTTCAAAGACATTCCAATATCATTTCTAACTCAATTATCAATCTTTCCAAATTTTCAATACTTATTAAATCTTGTGGGAAGACTATCTAATATATTATCTATATCAACTGTGGATATTTCATCAAATTTATCCATAATCATTTCCTTTTGCTTTTAAAATCATTGGAATTAATTTTAAATATTTTTTCCAAATATTTGTAAATCTGCTATTTGGAGATTCTTATATAAATTTACGTAGAGAAATTATAAAAACAATCCATGCTTTTGACAATATTATTTTTTAACATCCATAAAATACTTATCGCTATCATATCATTATCGCTAAAATCTCCACCACCATCCGGTTTGTAAAATTGATTCATAATAAAATCATTAGTGCTCCATAAATCCCAAGATCTACTGCGACAATATTCATAACAATTTTCTATCGTCGATATATTATTTATATCGTTTATAAATTTTTGACATTCCTCTGGTTCATAATATTCTTTATCAACTTCTACTGCTATAAGAAATTCTTTTTTAATATTATTTATAATATCCTTTACTATTCCTTCTTTTAGTACTGTACTAGAAAAAGATAATTTAATACTTCCATCAACGTCGATACTTCCTTTATTTTTATGAATAGTTTCAATATTATATAAATCGGTTTTTGTCCATACTGGAAGTTTATCTTTAAATTCTTCCATGTAACCAACAATACTTCCGTATTGACAACTACCAAATTCAGTTAGTTCGAATTCCATTTATAATCCTTTCTAATTTCTGGAAATCCCTTTTTACTAAACCATATTCATAATACGGTTGAATAATTTTAAAATCTTTTGGTACATTATAATGACTTGCTTCATCATCAATTAAAATATTTAAATCGTAATCAACTTTCATAATTTCAAATAATTTATCTTGTTTATATAATTCACCTTTAATTTTAAAAGGTACATGTTGTTGTAATTCCTCAGTATGCCAAGCGCTGAATAAATAAACATCGATATTGTACTTCTTAATTAATTTATTTAAACGAAGAACTTTTTTTGGAAAAGGATCCATAATCCCTTTCCAACCATGTTTCTTCTTTCTATGAATACGTTGATTAGTATCATATTGATTTAATACTCCATCTACATCAAGATATATAGCAATTTTATTGTTCATTTAAATAAACTGCTTTTATATTTTGAAGTAATTCGAAAACTGGAAACATCCATTCTTCCATATTATCTTTAGAACATTTTCCATTTTCATCTAATGTAAAGAATAATTCTTTAAGTTCTTCTTTCGTAAGATCTTCTAAAAGAACGTTATTGAATTTTTCACCACGTTTAACCCTTAGATAAATTCCAGTTTCTGGAAATTTATATTCTTCTAATTCTTCACTCATTGTATCTCCTATCTTGAGAAGTACTCGTCAAAGTCTTCCATAATATTAAAATCTTCTGCTATAGAATTAAAACTAGATATTAATTTTTCTAGTTCTGTTTCTATACCAGCCTCTTCAATCGCTGTTTCAAAAGCTGCGTAATTTCTTTCAGCTTTTTCTATTTTTTTTTCATATTTTTGAAGAGCAGCTAAATTCCCATCTCCTGTACTAGCATATGACATAATTTCTCCTTAGCAGAATCGGTCAAACATACCAAGCACACTGTACTCAGTTTCATCGAAACCACGATTTAATAACCATTGTTGCCCACGTAAAATTGAATTTGTGGCTTTAGTCATATTAAATCTGAGATCGGCTTCTTTTTCATCAACCAGTTTTTGAATATCTTTTTCATCAAGAATAGAATTTTGAGAAATTAATTCATCACGATATTCCGCAACGATTCTATTAATTTCATCGTCATCTAAATCATGACAACCTTTTAAGGATTCTTTATTATCGTCTAGTTCTTCCACGATTGTGGAAGTTTCCTCTATTGATATACCATCCTCCTTTTTATCTTCTTTTGGAACGTTTAATTTTCTAGCACCAACCACATATTCTGGTTGAACTTCAATACCCGATTTTAACCCCGGTTCTTCTGAACCTAAATCAACTTCTTTGATTTTAGCAACTGGGGTATAGCATTCTGGACAACATAATTCTCCTTCTTTTTCCACCGCTTCTTCTTCCATAAACTTAGCCCTACAATTTGGATTTACACACGTAAAAATCATTTTTTATCTTCCTCAAATTTTATTTTATTTCTTTTTTGCCATAAAGCAATTTCTTTTACTTCTAAAATGGTATTCATTAAACTAAAAGCAGTACTCTTATTTTTAAAATACCAAGCTCTTTTAGAAAAATCAACTCTATAAACTATGTCCAAATTATTTTCAAATGGGTAATCCTCAATAGTTGAAATTATATCTTGATCAATAGGAAGTACTCCAACCGTACCAATTTTTGCATTATTTATACTAAAAACGCTTAATCCTTGAATAACTACTTCACCAGTTTTTAGAACAATTATAGTATATGCTCCTAATGGATATAATTTATCCATATCTTCATGTGGTACAGTTATTTTAAAACCATCTTCGATATCCATTTACTCATCCTCTATAAAATATTCAAAATAACCCAAAACGTTTAAATTATTATTGAGTTGCATATTTATTAATTTTACTTTCGAGTACATATCTTTTAAGACATTATAATACTTCTCACACTCATCTATCTGTTCTTGAAAAGTTAAATTTCCTTCCCCAATATATACTTTAAGTTTTTTCATTTTAATCTTCCTTAATTTTAACGACAAGATCAATTGGTACTCCAAAAATCTCTGCTAAAGATTCTGGAGTACCAATACTATTTTTTATATTTTCATATAATGTTTCTGGTTTTAATCCATAAGGATCTTCCGTTTCGATAATATATTCCAGAACTTGTTTAATATCATCCGTCATAATATTTCCTTTTTATATTTATTGAGTTATCCGGAATTTCCGGATAACTCTAAAGTGCTTGTAATAAAGCTTCTTTTCTTAATTCAGGATTTTTAAATACTCCACCATACTGTGTTGTACTTGTTCTACCAGAATTTGATTTTACACCTCTAAGACTTTCACATGTGTGTTCGATATTTTTAAATGCTACGTAAACATTATCAGATCCAATAGTGTCGCAAATCTCTTTGTAGATTTGGTAAGTTAATTGTTCCTGAAGATGTGGTCTAGCACCATACCAATTAATAAGTCTTTGTAATTTACTAATTCCAAGTAATCGGTTAGTTGGAATATAAGCAATCACTGCATAAGAACTACTATCGGAAGCCACATCATGAAAAGGTGCTAAATGATGAGAACATAACGAACGAACATCAACTTTCTTAGATATCATCATATCCGTATTAATTTCTTTGTCATCTACAGCTACACCATTACCTCCAAATTGAAGTGGAAAACTTTCCATACGTGGTTTGGTTTGATATCTACCAACCATTAATTCATTAATCCACATACTAGCTACTCTCATTGGAGTATCTTTAAGATTTGGATCATTCATATGATCCAGTTTCATTAAATCAAAAACTTCTTTTAATTTTTCAGCTACTTGTTCTGTCATAACTGCTCTATACGGAACACTTAATTCCATATTTTCATGAGCTGAAAATGATTCAATATTATTAAGATCGGCTTCAATAATACTTTTCTCACTGTTATCTAATTCATTTAAAGCTTTTTTTACTTTATCTTGTTCCGTTTGCATTATTCTTCCTTATTTTTTAATTTTTTTAAATCTTCTTCATTTAAATTAGTAAAAATTAATTCTAATAATTTAATAAAGATTTTTTTAAAATTTTCCAAATATTCCCATTCTAATTTATCGTCTAAACCATTTCCGGGATTAACCAAATCACTTTTTATTGCTAAAGTAAACGGATTCTTTTCATCAATAACTTTAGAATCATTGGAGTATTCTGCCGGACCAACATAATTTGGATCAGCAATATAATTTGGAAGAATTTTATATTCTATAACAATTATATCTTTACTATACGGATCTTGTTTAAAAATATCTTCATCTTGATCACGAATAGTTTGAATAATAATTTCTGGAAAATTAAACGAAGTATATATGATTTTTTGATTTGGAAAAAATAATTTTGCTTCATCGGATTCTAAAAATTCTAAAACTAAATTATCATTTTTATTTGAGTTATCACTCATTTAATTTTTCTCCTTTTTCACTGGTCTGATTATTTATATTTTTATGTCTGTAATCATATCTGTCCTTCTTTTGCTTAGCAAACGCTTCTGGCATTTCCTTAACAGTATCTGGAACATCATCATGATATTTTTCATGACATTGTTTACATAAAACTATATAATTTATATTATTTGTATTGTGTTTTGATAGTACTTCTTGAACTATATCTAATTCATTTAAAGAATCTAAATCATTTTCATGTATGTGATGTTGTAAAATATTATCAACCACATCAAACAAGGTTTCTGGGAAATGATGAGATTCTGGTTTTAAATAATACATTGATTCCATACATATTGGACATTCCTGTATCCCAATCTTAGATCGTTTTTGCCAAATATCATATTGAATACTCTTACGAATTAAGAATTCTAATTTTTTAATTAATAAAGCATATTTTTTTTCATTTGCTAAATCAAAACCCATCCATTCCGAAGTTTCATTATCTGCCATATCCCAACCTTATATATCTTTCATAAATTGTTTGTATATTTTACTTAATAAAAATTTTAAAGAACTTAAATCTTGAATATCGGTAATAATATATTTTTGAAAATTTTCAGAAACGTCCTCAATATAATTATTATTAAGTACTCCAGTTTTAAGATTTATAAAAAATTCCACTTTAAATGGTTCTTTATAATATCTTTTTTTATTTTTAGAATCTATAAAAGTATATAAAAATTCATTTGATTTTCTAAGCACTGCTATATCAAATAAAGTTAATCCAAGCCGTTTAATAATTTCTCCATTCATTTGAGTAATAAATAAATCATTTTCTATTATATTATTGGATTCTTGTTCAATTTCTACTATATTTTCCGACGATTCGGATTTTCTTTTTTCAAATACTAATCCTTCAGAAATAACTTTATTAATTATTTCCATATCCTCTGATTTTTTAGTAGCTTTATTTTCTAACAATGCATTTAATTCCAAAGGATTAACAACTTTTCTATTTATATAATATTCTTTAGCTTCTCTAACTGTATAACCTTTTTTAGAAATTAAAGTATTTATAGAAGTTTGATAAGTTCTATTAGGAAAAAATTTATACAATTGATAAGCTTTAATACCATTTTCTTGAATTAATTTTTTATAAAATTCAAGTATTTGGTATGGATCATGAGACATCAATCCTTCAACTTTTCCATTAAGATGTTTATCTAAGTACATAGATATCAAAGGCATTTTCATTAAAGATTCAAATAAATAAGTAACCGCTGTTCTAAAAGCCGTTTTAGAACTTAAAGCCTCATCTGAGAGAGGGACACTATTGTATAAATAAGCATCCAACTCTTTATAAATATTAACTTTCTTTTTTTGAGATCGTTTTAATTTATTTTTCTGAGTTTCAAGTTTCTTTAATTGAGTCTTAGTCATAATTAAACCTGTTGTTCTACAGCCTCATTAATAAAACATTTAGTTCCATTTTTATCAGCTTCTATTAATTTATTATACATGTCTGGATCTTTCCATTCATTCATAATACCTTGTGAAAATTTAATATCTTCTAATTTAAAAGGTTCATGTTTGAATTTAGAAGGATCTAAATCTTCTTTAAAGGCTTCTGCATATCCAGTAACAGTTTCATGTACTTTAACCGAAGTTACCTCTACATTTACTTCTCCATTATTAAATTCAGTAGCTTTAACCACTTTATCCACGAGCATTAAAAACATTAAAGCATATGCTTCTGCCGATGGGGAAACTGGCATAGTAATATATCTTTCTGAATTATTGATCATAAATTTTTTAAATTCCTCTGATTCTTTATCCCACATAGAATATGCGTGATCGAAAGAATCAATTAAATCTTTAATATTTCCCTTCATTAACCCAAAATCCATAACCATTTGACCATTATCTAAACCACAAGAAGTAAAAAAAACCTCTACCACATAGCTATGACCATGAATACTTTTTTTACATCTAATCGATGAGCAGTTTCTAACGATATGCGCTCCCTCAAATTTAAATAATTTTCTAATTATCATTTTATTTCCTTTAATATTTTTTCAACTTCTTCAAAATATGCTATTCGAATAATTCTTATATTATTCTCTAAACAATACTCTGTTTTAATTTTATCTCGTTCTTGAGTCTTTAAGAATCCTTCTAAACCGCCAAAATAATTTACCGGTTCGAAATGTTGTTTTCCATCGTACTCAATAACAGTATTTAAATCTTCTAGATAAAAATCAAATCTATAATTACCAAAGAGTTTAACTTCTTGTTCATAAGATATATTATTTTCTTCTAGAAATTTTCTAATTTTCCGTTCGCCTTTTGATTCGGAACATTTTGGACAACCAGCACCATTTAAATGACTTTCAGCTTGTTGTATAAAAATACCATGTTTTGGACATAATATTTCTACCTTATTTTTTCCAACGGTATAATCACATAAAGAATAATCATAACTAAAGTTATGTTTTTTATTAGCTTTATTGATAAATAATTCGTTATTTAAAATATTACCAGAACCTTTCCTAATACCACACTCATAACATCCCCGACCAGATTTATGCTCAGAGATTTTTTGATAAAAAATTCCATGTTTTGGACATATAATTGGTATTTTAGTAGTCGAAAGTCGATCAATTAGATTAGGATACGAATATTTAAAGTTATGTTTTTTATTAAAAATTTTTAATAATTCCACTTCTGTAAATTTAGCTCCATAACAATCTCCTTTTTTTCTACCAACCGGAATATTTTTTCTAGAACATTGTTTACATTTTGACCAACCATTATAAAAATTATCCAATGGTTTTTTAACTTTACATTTAGTACATATTTTATTTAACCCATTTTATTTTTCCTCGAATAATTTTTGTTTTAGAAGATATCCTTCTAAATTCCAAATTTGAGCTCGAGCATTTTCGAATGCTCTTTTACTACCAATACCTTCATCAAAATTTTCTTTAGATGCTGCAGCGGAATGACCAATAACTTGAAAACCATTTTGTAAAGTAAGTACACAAATCGTCATAGTAGTATCTGGAACTCTGTGATAATATTTATTTACAATTACCGAATCTATATAATCTGGAGTAAGTCTTGGAGCATTTAAATTTTTTTCTTGAATTTCTTTTTCTATTTCTTTTTCTTTTTCTAACATAATTCCTCTTTTATTTAATGACATGAAATTAGGAAAGATTTCTCTTTCCTAATTAATCTATCCTGGGATTCCAGGATAACTTGCTGGCGCTGGTTGACCCATTGGAGCACCTGCTGGAGCAGCTGGCATACTTGGAGCAGCTTGTGCTGGAGCAGCTGGCATACTTGGAGCAGCTTGTGCTGGAGCAGCTGGCATACTTGGAGCAGCTGGCATACTTGGAG